TCATTCCCATGTCGGTTTCTCCGATTCCACAAAAAGATCGAGTTCAGGATCGTATCGCCGCCATCCAGCCCCGGACTTAATGAACAGTTCCGCTGGCGGATCCAGCGGCACCGCCATGCGTCCCTCGTAGAGCGCGTGCTCATCGCACGTGGTCGTATAGTAGCCCTCGCGATTCCGCAGAACGCCCGGCTGCCCGCACCATTCGCAGACGTGGTAAGAGCGCGCTTCAGCAAGCTCGCGAGCAGCGGCGATGGTCGCGACGACCTCATCGGGCACGCCCTCGATGTCGTCGTAGAGGCGCAGCGTCCCCATTTTTTCTTTGACCTGCCTGATCTTGTACGATCCGGAAGGCGGAAGGACATGGTCGACGACGGCAAGGAAGGCATCGATGATATCGACCCAGCCGCTCCTGTGCTCGAACCAGACGCGGCCGAGCAGCCGCGGATATTTCGCCTTCAATTCTTCCAAAGTCATCACATCACCTCGACCTCGCCGGCGGCTCGCTCGGAACCATCACATCGGCGTCCTCGTCGTAGCGGTACCACTGCCCTTCGACCTGCTCGTAGCCGTACATCGGACCCTGAAGCCGGGTGCCCCAACTGCGCTGATCCTCGGATGCGTGCTCATCGCAGAAACACTGCCACCACGCATATCTGCCAGGCGGCGGACGGCGGACGAAACCGGGTTCGCCGCAGATCTCGCATCGATACGTGCTCTTGATCTCAGCCTTCGCCTTCGCTAGCCGGGCGCCGATAACCGGGGTATCGCTCCAAATTCGAAGGGCTCCCCACTTCGACTTCACCTCGAAAACGGACAGGCTCGGATCCATCGGCAGGGCGGTCTCGATGAATTCCCTGATGATCGGCAGCCAGCCGATCCCGACGTCGACGTATCGAGCGACGTCGAAGACTCCGGGAAAGTCCTGCTGCATGTCGTCGAGCTTGAGACGGGGGAACTCATGCATCGCAGGATACCTCCTCGCACGCGTCACAGGTCACGACGCGGCGGTCTCCGCGATCCCGGCCGGAGCCGCTTCCGCAGCACATGCACGTCGAGAGGCTCTTCGTGACAAAGCCCTGGATGCGGCGATCAAGGATCAGACGCCCGGTCGGTGTAAGGGAGCTGTCGTCTACGCGAACATGGAGCCAGCCGCGATCTGCCGTCATTTCGGTCACGGCGACATTCGGATATGCCATCTGCAGCGTCATACGCAGCTCGGTCACGAGGTCGAGCCAGCCGATCGGCAACTTATCGGTCATTGAGCGTCTCCTGAATTTCTCGAAAAGTCATCGGTGCGAAATTGGCGTCAGGGCAGTCGATACCGACATCACGGCTGCGGCCGATCGGCGGCAGATTGCCGTGGCTATGTCCGTAAAGGTGGTAGCTTCCGTGGTGCGCGGCAGGCCAAGTCCGGCATGCGTAGTGATGCAGGTAAAGGCGGCAGCCTTCGTCCGTAGTCTCAAGCGCGTGCGTTGGCGGCTGATCCCAAGAGAGATCGCGGATTACCTTCTTCAGGCGCCCCTTGCGGTCGAGATCGTGGTTACCGAGCACGAGGATCTTGCGGCCGTTGATCTGATGAAACAGATGGCGGACGTATTCCGCGTTGGTGCAGATCGCGAAGTCTCCAACGATGTATAGGATGTCGGACGGTTCGACGCGCTCGTTGATCCTGGCGATGATGGCCGCGTCCATGATCTCGACGGTCTCAAAGGGGCGAGTTGCCGGGCAGTGCTGAAGGATCTGATGGTGACCGAGATGAAGATCGGCGGTGTAGTATTTGGCAGTGAAGGACATGCGAGAACTCCGAAAATAGACAAACGATGGCGGCTCCGCGGCGGGGCGGATCAAGCTATCGGGGCTATTCGGAGTGCCTTCGTCATTGATGTTGTCCTTTGTTCTCGGCTCTACTTAGCAGGACCCGGAAGAGTTGTGAGCCCGTCCCAGACAACTTATTCCAGGGAGAGTTAAAAATCCACGATCGGATAGCGGATAGGTCCGTGCGGCGGGAATCGCTTATATTGAAAATAATATTAAATCGGCAGGATATATCGTTCTCAATATCGAGGAATGAGAAAAGGGATCCTCACCGGATCCCTTCAGTTGTCATGCACGATAGGTTGTGACCGTGTATCCAGCTTGCATCCGCGCATCCAGTCGTGCTCGCTCAGCTATTGCTCGCTGTTTGTCTTCCTCGCCCAGCTTCGTGCGTCGCGCTTTCTCGAGGACGCGGTACTCCTCGCGAGCCTTTGCAATGGCCTCTGGAGCGTAGCCCGCGAGCACTCCTTGGTGAGCGACGTAGTCAGCAGCCTCGTAAGGCGTCTTGAGGCTGTACGACATGCGCAACTCATCCGGTCGCATGCGCAGCCATTCGTACGGCAAGTCGCGGGTATCAACACCTGATGGGCAGTCGTCGACGACCCGGCTGAGCGGCGTGTTCAGGATTGCCACAGCAGCTTCAAACTCAAGCTTCTCCATCCGGACGATCCGCTTCGCGATGTGGACGGCATCGGAGAAGAAGCCGGGCGCCGCGCTCGTGCAGAGTTGATCAGGCGTCGACAGGCCCTCGATCGTAGACCGTGTCCATTCGACTAGCCGCAGGAACCTTGCACGGTGCGCATCTTGATCGCGATCGCTCTCTTCGGCGAGAGCAAGAAGATTGGATCTCAGGGTGGCTTTGGATAGATTCTTGCTCATTTCAGGAACTCCACTGTTTCGATGATGTCGTCAAAGTCGCGCACGAATAGCGCGATGTCTGTTTGAGTTGCCGCAACTTCGAAGTCGCGATGGCCGCCGAACCATTGCAGTCGCAGCGTCTTCGTTTTCGCCGCCGTCCATCGGAAAGACCCCACTGCAGGCGCGAACACGCTTTCGACCTCAGCGGCATCGCTTCCGCCAGCAAGACCGAAAAGGATCCTGCTTGCTGTGTCGAACGCGATGTCCTCGTCGGTGGGCGTCCACTCTTCCTTTTGAATCCAGGTCTCAAAGGCTTCGGACTGACTGCCGTTTTCCAGGTCGTGGATGACGGCGGCGTCGCCTTCGGTGATAGCGTTCGTCCAGCTGATCGCAATTTCGGTCGCGGTCTTGCCGAGGCGAGTTGCTGCACGCCGTAGAGCGTCTTCGCCTGGCATCTGTTGGTCATCGACCATCGCCTTCGCTGCGATGTTGCGCACCAGGCCACGGTCTTTCTTCGTCAGGTTCGACTTTTCGAATTCATCCGCCGTTTTCACCGATCTGCCGACCACGATCTTGACCGCGGTCACGGGGCGACCACGCGTATCGGCTCGGTCGTAAGACCACGAGATCGAAAACCTGCGCACGTGGCGCTGGATGTCGTTCAGGACCGGGAGAAGCACGCGGGCCTCGAAGTTTGAGAACTTGAACTCTCCGGACCAGCGACACCCCAGCTCTTCTGCAAGCTCTTCAGGAGTCCAGATCATAGGTGGTCGCATGTCACGACCCGCCATCAGCGCGAGCTTTTCATAGAGCCGCCAAGTGTACTTCGAAGAGAATTTTGGGAAGGCGCCCAGTTCAAGGTGAGTATATGCGCCGTAGCCGAGGATCACCTTCCGGACGGATGGATGCAGTGAAAAGACTATCGAGCGCACGCCTGTCGGAGAGACATCTTCTTCGAATTGGATGAGCTGCACCCGACGTCCGATCCGTCTGGATCCGTCTTCTGTAGACAAGAAGTCGTAGGACACCCAGACCTTGGCTAGGGCATCGACTTGCTCCAGGAGTCGAGATGTCTTCTCGATCTTGAGATAGGCCTTAGCATCAGCGAAGCTCACTTGGTGCTCAGTGTTGTCCTTCATCGACAGCCGGGCCGAAGCCATGAGAAATTGGTAGAGAGCGGCAACGGACGCCGTCATCGCCTCGGCTGGCGTATTGCCTTCGCGTTCACCGTAGTATCGGACTGAGTGGATGAGCACTGCCGGACGCTCCAGCGTCGGCTCCCTGTCGACGGAAGGACGGCCGTCTTCCAAGTCCTCATTGTGATCGATGACGAGCCGCAGATCACCTCGGACTCCGCGTCTATCGGATCCAGCGACGTGTCGCCTTGTTGCATAATGTTGTGCGTCCATGCCCACCTCCATGCAATTATGGTCATCGCCGGCGGAGCGCGAAGCAAGTGTTTAAGATGCATGTCGGCAAAAATGTAGCTGAGACGGCCAAAGTGTAGCTTAGACAGGCCTCGTTTCGGCCAAAGTGTAGCCAAAACACGTTGACACGGTGAAGCGGTAGAGGTGTTTTTCTTTGTCAACTCTCGGGAATCCGAAAAGAATTTTTTGGATACCTACTCTGGGGCAGGATTTGATCCTTAAGGATCGGGGGACGCTTCGCCCTGCTACGCTCGACACACGGTGCTTCACCCCCTCATTCCTACCTTCCCGTTCTCTCCGCGGCCCTGCCGCCGGCGGCTCCATCGGCGTTGGTCGCTTGCAAGCCACCGCGTGAATATCTCACGTAGTGACGCGAGGGACATGCCTGACCGTCTCGTAGTGACGGGAGGAGAAACATGCCGAGACCGAAGAGCACCGTGCCCAGGCTGCTCCGTAAGGCAGAGAGACAGGCCAAGTACCGCGCGCGTCTGCAGGATGCAGGGCGGCCGGAGGCGTCTCAGGTTGACGTGGCGGTGGCAGCCGCAACCGCGAAGGCGGTGCGTTGGCTGTTCACCGGGCTGAAAGACGGAAAGATCGACGAGCGGGATTCCCGCCGGTTCCTCTTGGATAGCATCGTCGCCGATTCCGCGAGGATCCTGGTCGATTCCGGATGCTCGCAAGAGGAAGCGACGGCGAAGCTGAGGTCTCGTCTTCGTTCTGCAGGGAAGCCCCGTCTTCCCCCCATTACTTCTTAAACGAGAATCGTTTTTCTAGGAGACACATAGTGATGCGTCACACTCCGATCTTCAGACCACGATTCCGTCCGCGCCCCGACCCTCGGGCGGATAAGCTTCGCGAGGCTCTCCTCGTTCTCGGCGCAGTCGCCGCTGAAGATGCGGACCACGCGAAAACCCGCAACGGCAAGGGCTTCAGCAAATCTGACTCGATGAAAGGGCATGCGTTGTCGAAGGTCTCTCTTTCGTCTGCCTTGCAGGACCATGCGCTCTCGTCCGCGGTGTTGGCGATGGCTGCTCGGTATCGCCGGCAGGCATCACGCATTGCTCAGGGCAGGCTGATCTAACCTCCTTGGACGTCATCTCAAATTGCGTACATTCGATTCAGGTTCACCGGCTGCCGGCGATTGAATCTTTCACCGGGTTGGCTTGATCATGGATCAACACCCGGAGATCCAGCATGGCCGAGAAGAGCGCCGACATTCAGACCCTTGCCCCGCGCATGCACATCATCGAGGACCGCGTAGATTGGCTGATAGACAACCGCGGCGGCGGAAGCGATCCGTCGGAGTTGCTGAAGAAGCTTTACCGCCAGCTCGTGTGGGGCGCTCAGCCCGGCGCAATCGACAGCGACGTCTGGAACCACGACACGGCCTATACCGACCCGATCGGTGAAAAATCGATGCACATGACCCTCTTTGGTCTCGGATCCACGAACGCCGAGGCGTGTCAGTGGAACGGCAAGGGTTTGTACGAGTGGATATTCGCTGCGGGTGAGACGCGGTGGTCGGTCGATGGCGAGACGAACAACTTTGCTTCTGACGTGTTCGGCGCACGCCTCGGATCCGGGAACACATATCTCGAGAACCTTCGGTCGAACAACCTGTCGCTCGCCAAGGCCGTCTTCGGCGACGTCTCGACGATCGGTCCCAACAGGTCGGATTCTGTTATGGGCAGGATCGAGCAACTGGAAACGCAGCTGGAAGACCTCGCTTCGAACTTCGAGGGCGTTGTAGCCGATCTGCAGAACCAGATTGACGCGGTGAACGAGCGTATCGATCACATCATCGAAAGCTCTTGACAATGACCGACCTCTCCCCGCGCGAAGTCATCCTCGCTTACCTCGGCCACGAATTCGTTCCGGCTGAGACCCTGCGCGCGGCGGTTGCTCAACTCGTCTATGCTTACGATTCTATCGTCGACCTTGCTTCCGACGCCGCGGACGATCCACACTCCAAGACCATCATCAACGCGCTGGCATCCGAGCTACTGATGCAGCAGACGCTCCTTGAGGACTACTTGGTACTCGACGCGGCGGCGACCGCTCTGCCGGATCTCGTCCGCAGCCGCCGGGCGAGCGCAAGGAGCACGACGTGAATCCACTTGCGCCCCGATCCGCCGACGCACACCATTCTCATACCCGCGGAATTCTCTTCGGTTCTTTCCAACTCGGCCCCGTGCTGCGCATCCATCGCGCGCCGGGGTTTTCTTTTGAGGTGACGTGATGGCGAAAAATGCATTCGGCATAGAATTCGACACCAAGTCCTTCGAGCGCTCACTGACGAAGCTCGAGAAGCAGGTGCTGCCGCAGGCGCAGGCAGGATTCCTCAATGGCTTGGCTTTCGGCGCCCGCAAGGACTTGCTGTCATACGCCAACAAGACCATCGAAGGCGGGCCGACGCCGTGGACGAAACGCGGCTTCGTCGTTGACAAGGCCGCCGCTGGCAGATCACCCGCGGCTGTTGTGAGGATCCAGGATCAGCAAGCTGGGTACATCGACTATCTCGTCAACGGCGGGAAACGAAGGAAAGGCGACCCCGGCTCCACCCCGTACGACGTCCTCACCGACGCCCCTGACGGCGAGAAGAACGCGTTTGGCAACCTGCCGCGCGGATACCTGAAGCGCCTCGCGCGGCAGGCCAAGACAGAGAAGTCGAAGCGCGCACGACTGCATGCGAAGCGCGACAAGCTGCGCGCTGCAGGGAAATCAACGGAGCCCGCTCGCTGGGCGAAGAACAATCCCTCCGGCAACCCGGGAATCTTCTTCGGCAAGATCGGCAACCAGAAAGGATACTGGCAGCGCGCGAAGAAGCGCGATGGCGACTACAGACTGACGCTGCTCGCCCGCCTCTCCGACGAAGCCAACTACAAGCCGTCGTTCGAGTGGGACGCGACGGTCAGTGCTTCGGTTCGAGAGCAAGATTCCCAGAAGCTCTATGCCGCCGAACTCGCCCGCGCTCTCCGAAAACTCAACGGCGCTTGATCTGCCGGCGGCGTTTACTGGAGCTCAACGGTCCCGCAGTATGGATGCGGAGATATCCGTGAGGTTCGTGGTCATGAAATTTATTGAGCTGTTTGCTGGGGCTGGCGGTCTGGGTCGAGGTCTGGAAGCTGCAGGGATGCAGCACGGTCTGTCCTTCGAGCTCAATGAGCAGGCCGCCGACGTTCTTGTTCGCTCCGGAAAGCTAGTCAGACAGACGGATCTCAATGACATCGCCGCTACCGCATTTACAATCGCTGGTCGTCCCGACCTAGTCTGCGGCGGACCTCCGTGCCAGGATTTCAGTAAAGCAGGGTCGCGCGAAGAGCGGGAGCGTGCTCGTCTCACCCCCATCTATGCAATGACCATCGCCGTCCTCCGCCCCCAATGGTTTATTCTGGAGAATGTCGACCGAGCACCATTCTCGAAGGCGTATCATCAGGCGAGAGCGATTTGGAAGAGATCCGGTTACGGACTTACGGAAGTGCTTGTCGACTGCTCGCACTACGGTGTCCCACAGCGCCGCATGCGCTTTTTCACGATTGGTCGGCTTGGAGAACGCGACGGGTTTCTCGAGTCTGCAATCGTCGATGCCGCGACACCGAAACCGATGACCGTGCGTCAAATTCTCAACCCACGTCAGTTTCCCGAAGACCGGGCCCTTCTCGATACAGGGTATTACTGGGCGCGCCCGTGGATGGGCAAGAGCGGTGAGGTTGGTGGCCGCGGCGTGAGATCGATTGAGGAACCGTGCCCCACGATAATCAGGACGACGCATGAGCCGCCGGGACCTGCTTATGTTGCACATCCGGACGACGCCATTCCTGCTAACGAAGCTCATATCCTGACCTTGAGCCAGATCGCGCGCATCCAAGGATTCCCTTCCGGGTTCGACTTCCGAAGGAAACAATTCCGATACGACAAGGACGGCTGGAGCGAGAGGTCTGTCACGCAAATGATCGCGAACGCGGTGCCATCGCCCACCGCCGAAATCATCGGTCGATGCATAATGGAGCGGGAATATAACGATGACGGCAAGTCGATCCCGGCGCTCCGCAAAGGATTCGAAGATTTCCTGCGGAAACCGAATCTTTCGATCGGCCGGAATGGATTGCTACCTGCAGCTATCTCGAACACTTGTAGCCGCGTACGCCGTGCTCGGCGGATACTGAAAGGGCGAACTTACGAGTCGGAAGCTGAGGAGCTATATGCGCTCGACAACAGCTTCGAGTTCGCGGAGAAGAACCCAGACAGGCTGGAAGTTAAGACCCGAAGCGACCTGCGGTCAGCGCTCAAGCTCTACCGCGAATTCGAAGATGCTCTTCCTGCGGGCAAGTTCGCGCAAATTGCTCGTCGAGAAGAACTCCGGCTGAGGTTCTGGCCTTCGCTTCGCAAGACAAAAAAACCTCGGAAGAAGAAACCGAATCCGAACGCATTCGTCGTCAGTGGCCCGCTGAACCTCAATGCGGCTGGTCATGTCGACAGCTACCTGGAGTCGCCTGCGACGACAGCTGAGCTCCTGCAGTTCTTCGACAGCCAGGACGACTGACTTGCATCACGCGCCGCCGGCACAAACAATTCTCCTACAGCACTAAGGAGGTTGTTATGTCGGCAGCAATACAGATCGAGCGTCTTCATAATCCAGCATGGAACAGCCGTTTCCGCCCGCGTCCCTCGGAGATGAAGCTCGATGTCGTCCGCCTCGGCTCCGAATACGATATCGCCCACATCTGTCGGGTATGGCAGCGTGTCATGCTCTTCAAGTTTGATTGCCTGCCGGACGACCTCGATGTGATGTGGTCACTCGCCGACGTTCTGCTCGGCAACTTCAGTCGACCGGGCGTCTATGTGTCCGAGGCCGTGGTCAGCATTGACCGCAAGCTGATCGAAGAGTTCCGGCAGCAGGTCGACTTCATCTGGGATCATCTGTGCGAAGAGCACAACGACGACCTCTACGAGCTGGTCGGCGACAACTGGGAACGTATCGAGGGCGTCCGTGCCCCGATCGTCTCCATCGAGGATGCTAACCGCGCTCATGACATCATCATGGCGCTGTATCCGTCGTGGGCAGAGAACGTAGTCCAGATCCGGGAGAGTGCATGATGGCTGCTCGCAAGCCCAAGCCGGAAACCGTGGCCGCCCCGGAGATCGCCGCTGTTGAGAAGCCGCCGATGAACTACATCCCAAACCCTGTCACGTTCGCCGGACAGACGCCGCGTACTCGCGACGATATCTCCCTTCGCGATGCTATCCGCGCCCGGCTGTCCGTCGTCGAGAACGCAGTGATTGCGTTTGTGGACGAGAAGCTGAGCGAAGGCTTTGCGCCAGCGGAGATCGAGGAGCTCTATGCCCTCGAACTGCCTCTGCTCCTCGGATATCGCAAGGACGGTGGCAAAATCCGGGTGTCGTATGATGCCCAGATTGTCGAGCGCGCGGGATGAGCGATAGGGCCGAAAACGCAGGGCTTCGCGCTTGTATGTGCGAGGATTTACAACCATATAATCGGCACCCGCGATATGGAGGTGTCGATGCCCTTTCAATCCCGCAATCACAATCCCCTGCCTCAGGTGGTGGAATTGAAAAGTGTGGTTACGGAGATTGAAGAAACGCCTGGGCGATACAAGCTTGAGACTGAGCTCGGCATCTTCGAAGAAGATATATCCCTCGACAAGGCTACAATCTCGGTCGGTCTGACGAAGGCATCCCTTTCACTTGCCATCGACGGCTTGGACATGGACGAGAAGACCAAGTTTGGCGTTCACCATGTCCCATCTCGCATGATGAAGGTGAACCGCAAGGCAAACATTGAAGCTGGCGTCGAAGAAGCGAAGGCATACGAACTGATCGCTGGCGGCGAGATTTCGATGCTCACCCCTTCCGGGAAGGCGTCCGCGTCGAAATCCGGGAAGACAACTCACACTGCCAAAGCGAGCTTGCAGGAAGAAACCGAAGTGCAAATGGAGCACCTTCCTGTGAAGTACGTAGGCAATGAAACGTGGCGAGTCACAGACCCCTCCGGCGAAGTCCTGGATGCCACCTATCTGAACTACGACACCCTTTGCGAAATGACCGCGAAGGCCACGAAGCCGAACCGTGTCCAGGCTGTGCTCTCCGTTCACGCCAAGGCGAAGGACATCAGTGCTGTCGTCACCAGCGACGGCAAGCTGTTAAGTGACAGGACGAGATGGAACAAGGAGCGCGTTTTGGGCATCCTCGTTTCCAAGGCCCTGCATGAAGTCGCAGAAGATGCCAACTACCGCGGAACCGTAACCTTCAGCGCATCGGTTGCCACGGATGAAGGATGATCTCGTCCTTGATGCGCTGATCTCTCCAGCGTCGAAGGAGAAGATGAACAAGGTTGTCGCCAGCACGAGCGGCAATTTCGGTCAGCTCGTAAGGATCGCCGGGCTTGATCCTGCGACAGACCTATTGCATTCCGACCTGCGGAATGTTGACCTGACCGATACCGATCTGACCGGATACGATTTCACGGGATGCGACCTTCGTGGCGCTCGTGGCATCCGCGTGAAATGGAGTCCCGAAACTGTTGTCCTGACGGACGCGCTTATCGAAGGATCTTTGTTCGCCCATCGGATGGCGATCTTCACTGCTCTCGCGAACCCGGAAATTCGTCTCTTGCACAGACGGATCAGTGGCCTTTCTTGGCAAGATCAGGTCGTTTGGGCAATTCGCAACGTCCGCCGCGGCGTTCCGGATCTGGAGCGGAACCGCCTGCTCGCCGCAAGTCTGTTCGAGCGTACGACTGACTCATTCTTGAAGGGCGAACTTCTTAAGTACCTTGAGAAATCGACTTCCGAGGGTGACGAGCAGATCTACAATATGATGCTCGACATCATCAATGGTCACAGCAACGACCTGCATCTCATCTCGAAGACGATTAAGATATTGAACGAATCGCAGGCGTTTGGCCGCGCCCGTTTGAAGTCTGCCGTAGAAGCTCTGTTGAGCTCCAGTGACAATCGAATTGTGGCCCTGGCCATCCGGTTCCTCGTTTCCGTCGGAACAAAGGAAGAGATCCGGGAGCTGTCAGAATTTGCCCTGAGCAAACGTGCTGCACCGCTGCGATATGCCTTCATCGGCACGCTCGTAGGACGACTCGGTGCGGGCTATGACATGATCGCACGGAATCCGACTAACAAGGATCTTCGAGATATTAATCGGGGTCTGCCCGCCGAAGAACTCCTTGTTCTGATCAGAAATATTCGACGGGCGTACCTGAACGAGCAAGCTGGTATCCGCGATGGCACTCTACGAGATGAGCCTAAGATCTCGAAAGAATTTGGCGCCGCAATAGAAGGAAACTTCATAATCGAGAAACTCGACCAGATGTTCGCTCGCTTGGCCGAATTCGGGATGCCGCGGATCAAGATTCCGCAAGGGACTTGAGGATCACCTGACTGGTCTGTCTTTCGAGATCCCGTACCTGTTGCCGACCACCCCACCGATCACAGCTAGGATGAGGGCCGCAGGAACCCCGGCCGCGCCACCCATGGCCGCAATACCAACACCACCAATAAGGAGACCGAGGATTGCCCCGGCTGCGGCGCCAATAATCGACCACTTTGTTTCGGCCGGGCGAGCTTTCGCCGCGCCTGAGATCTTCTGAGCGCCCGCAGATATTTTTTGCTTCATGTGATTCCCCAGATGCCCCTAGTAGTTGCTGCGGACCTTACTTGTCTGCAACCTGGGCAGCAAGATCACCCCTGTCACGACTCAGTTCGCGCACGTAAAATTCCCGTCGAAGGAGATTTACGATGTCGTCACGACCGAATACCCCGCCGCCCGGATGGGGCAACGATACCCTTACTGCCTATCTGGACGAATTCCGCGGCAACCAGTTCGCCACCTACCACAACAAACGCCAGCAGGTCGCCGACCTCATTACTCTCGACGAGCTGTTCGAACGCCTGCTCAAGGGCGCGCGGGATCCTGACCCGCAGATGCCGATGACCTTCCTGCTGCGCGCGCATGCCGCCTACCGGGTTGCCGTTAGCTCGGTGCTCGGCGGACAGCTCTATGAAGCGCAGGCGCTGCTCCGCCTCGCGTTAGAGCATGCGTCATACGGCTTCTTCATCGGCGGCGACACCGCGCGCTGGACACGATGGATGAAAAGAAACGACGACGAGAAGTCGAGGAAGATCGTTCGCGAGGAATTCACCGCCGGGGCGATCCGACGCGCGCTCAAGAGGGCCGACGCGAAGATCGGCGGTCACTTCGAATTTCTCTACGAACGCCTGATAGACTTCGGCGCGCATCCGAACGAGCAAGGCTTCTCTATGAGCACGAAGCTCAAGAAGGAACCTGGCGAGACGCACATCCTGTCCATCTATCTGCACGATGACGGCGTGCCGCTGGACTTCGCCCTCAAGAACACGGCGCAGATCGCCATCTGCGTCCTGCAGATCGCATACCTCATCTATCCGACCCGTATGGAACTGCAGCAGATCCGGCAGGACCTCGACCAGATCACGACGCGCTACTAGCGGAGGAAGAACAGCGCGACCACGCCGAGACCGAAGGCCGCGCCGAGCAGCTTCGAAATCGTCGACAGCTGCTTTTCTATCCGTAGGAGACTGTCCCGCGTTCCGACCTCGGGAGACTTCGCAGCCGCTTCCTCGGCCTTCTCCTTATCGACCAGGACGTCGTAGTGATCAGGAGCCTCGGGCACTGCGTCGAGCTTGTAGGCTATCGAGAAGTGATCAGTACGGGCGCGTGTGGTTCCATAGGTTTTGTCTTCCGGCCGAAGCAGCATTCCGAAATCATGCGCGTGATACGGCTCCGAGAGCGACGCGTCCACTTCGTGTTGAAACAGCTCGGCGACCATGTACAAGGATGCGGCGCGAACTGGCGCAGACGAAACCGACATCCGATGGACGAGAGCAGAGAATTCCGCTTCGTCCATGTATCCCTCCAGCTCGAGATACGGAGCCGTGTGATCCGACGGCCAATCGTCCTTCGTCGGATCCACATACATGAGGCACCCCGGCTCACCTGCCATCAGGCCTCCGTCGGGGACGTCGGTGGAGGTCATGCCGGAATAGCCGATGCCGTCTAGCGTCGTTGCCTTCTTCGTTCCACCGACCTTTCCTTTCGGAAGCGGTTTTATCTGGACGTCGATGGTGCGGAAGGTGCCGACGCCGCCTTCCGGCACGCGGAACACCGTAATCCTGTCCTTGAACCGTCCCTTGGCGAGTAGCCTAGAGGCGACCTTGTAGTTCGGCGAACCTTCTGCCGGCTTGTTGTAACCGTCGTGCTGCCAGTCGATAGCGTGAACGATCTCGATATCGGTCAGGTCGATGCGCACGCCACGCGGCACGCATGTGCTCATGAACGGCCTGCCGCTCGACAGCTTGTCCGGATGGTGGAGCGTGTGATTGTTCGCGAGCGTGCTGCCTGCTGTATCCTGAAAATATGACATTGATCCCCCTGGTCGGCCAGATGCTATCTATGGTCGAAATATTCGGCAAGACATCTATAAAATTTGCCCGGATTGAAGTCCGAAATCTTAAGCCGAGTGAGAGTAGATGCGCCGCGCTCTACTATCAATTCGAGGTTCACAGTGCCTGGAGACTACACATTTTGGGTTCCCGCTCATGAAGCGGGTCACGCCGTCGTCGCAATCGCATCGAAGAACATTCCCGAGTACGTGCGGATATTCCCCGGACAGAATCGTGGCGGCGTGGCAATGCTTGCAGATAACCGCACCAACGATAACGACTGGGAAGCGAAGATTGCTGCTGCGGGCCTTGCCGCGGAGATGATGGTACAGGATGCAGAACGCCCTACGCTGCCTGAAAAGGAATTCTATCTGGCCGCCCTGAACCGTGCGCTCTCGGATCGAGAATACTTCGCAAGGCATGTGGACTTCGCCGCGATAAAGATGGATCCCAATGATCTCCCCGCGTTGACCGAGCTCTTTTTCAAGTTCGCATGGCGTGACACGCGTCCAGTTATATTAGCGAACATGCCTATGTTCACAGCTTTCCGCACCGCGTTGACTGGTTATCCCTTCGTCGGCATCGCGAGTATTCGGAAGATTGTTCGGGGGGAAACTCCCACCGGACAAGATCTCGAACGCGATCGACAGCAGGAACGATGCGTGGATGCAAAGATCCCCTATGTCGAGCCGCCGGATAGCTTTGGATCGAAGATGCTGGATCGCATCAAAGGGCTGCTGCGACGATCCTGATTTCTGCCGGCGTTTGCGCCGTGCCCCGCCAGCACACACCATTCTCTTGGGCACCGATTACGAGGAGGATGTGATGCCGCTATTGGAAATCAACGAAGACGAGATCATGACGCTTCTGGGCGCTCTGCGCACCGAAATGAAGGACTGGGACGGTCGCATACAAGGGGCCGCCCCTCGAAAAGTCGAATGGATCAAACGAAACATCGACAAATGCTCGGCTCTTCGTGAGCGATTGCATCACGCTGCCTGCTCGACAACTGGAAATGAATCCGAAGAGCCGTTGCTGGTCACCGAGATCACCGAAGCCGAAGCAAAGCGTCTGACGGCGGTCGCCAACATGATCATTGCGGAGATCGAGGTAGCTGAATCGCTTAAGCGAATGGAGGATGCCGAGAGTCAGTCAATATTCGTGCCTGACCCGACCAAGATTCCATTCGCTAGTGCCGTCTGGCACCACAAGCTCGGATGGATCCATCCGACGACAGGAGCATGATCAACTGAGAGCGGAACACCGGGGAGGAGCAGTCTTTCATGCCTGTCCCCGGCACCTTGCGGCCGTTCGTCGATCGACGTCCCGACCCGTATCGCCGGAATTTAGCCGGCGGCCGCGCCGTACGCAATCGTCTCAAGCCTTGTCGAACGGATCGTCGTCGTCATCGAGGTTCTCGAAGAACTTCTCTGCCTGCTTGTCTCGTATTGCGTTGTCTAGCGTATCCGCCATTGCAGCGAATATGTCGCCGAGCTTCTGCAGGTAATCGTCCGTCAAGTCGTCGTGCGTATTGCCTTCTTTGTCGACGCCGTTGCGATGGACACAGTCGTGCCGCTTGTCGACGGATTTCATCACTAGAGCGCGGTCATCCTTGTCGCGGGGCAGTATGGGCTTCCCGAAACAGGATTCGCAGATGCTGTTGACGGCGCGGAGATTGTGGAAGGACATCCCCTGAAGCGTAGTCTTGACCATCTCCTTCACGATATCGGGGTTGTCGAGGATGGTTTCGAGGCTAATCTGCTTGTCCTTAAGACCATCGAGCTTGAGCATCTGCCGTTGTACGGCCACATCCTCCACGGCCGCTCCGATGATAGCGTCCGATAGGTATGCTTCCAGGATCGAGTAGGCGGTGACGAAAAGCATGCGGTTTCGGCTGCTCGCTCCGAACGGCGTGCCCAGCTCGCGGACGTTACTTCTCCAGTCGGCGAGCGCACGCCGGAAGATCCCATAGGCATCAGGCTCAGGTTCTGGTTCCTCGTAGTCGTCATAGGTGTCGTCGACCTTGATCGTGACATCGACGTCTGGCGCTTTCTCAAGCTCTGCCGACCAGCCGTATTCGTCGTGGCGGATGATGACCGTCCAAGCATCTTCGTCTTCGTCGTACTCGCAAAAGACTTCTTCGTAGTGCTCACCCTGATCTCCGGGAACCTTGAGCCACGTCGCGCTTATGTTCTTGCAGTGCGGGCATGTGAAGCTGACTTCGACATCGCGCTGCGACCATAAATCGTGCATGTATTCCTTGACTGAACTCATGCGACCTCTTCCTGCCGAGTCAGTCGGCCTGCATTCTTCGTGAAGTTGCACTGGTAGCACTCAGCCTGCAGATTGCCGATGTCGTTGGTTCCGCCATCGAGGACATGGATCTTGTGGCCCTTCGTCCATGTGTTCTTGTAGCGTGGATCCGGGCGCATCGGGATCTCGTCCCAAGGACGTCCGCATTCTGCGCAGGTCGGACTGGCAGCTAGAAGCGCTCTCCATTCAGCGGACGTGTGCTTACCGCCGTTCGCTTTCATCCTTTCCTGTCGGAGCCGACCTCGAGCGTTTCTGCAGTCCATGCAGCGATCCCACGAGTTGAAGCGAGAGCCGCCGCACTTGGTGCATCGCTTCAACGGCATCAAAGGTACATCAGACATCCAGTAGCGCTTCCTTGCGGAGATCATCAGCCGACCGATAATCCGTATCGCGGCCCGGCCGACGGATCCAGACGTCAAGCCATGCATTACGGCTGGTGCCGCCAGCGACATGGCGAACCCACTGCGAGACGCTATCGAACTTCCGGTCCTCGCCCTGAATCCTATCGCCACGAACTTCAGCATAATGGCTTTTCCCCTTGTAGCTCATGCGCAGCGCGGTGCCATTGATGAGGAAGACAGGCTTCCAAAGATGACCGCTCAAGATGTCTTTATCGTTCTTCCCGGAGTTGCGCACGCGCTCCTCCTCGGCGAATGCCTCTAAGCCTGCTTCTGTCCAGAAGCCATCTTCGGTCGTGTTACGCTCCACGAAATGCTCGACCTGCTCGGCCGCGAGATGCACGGGATCGAGCTTTCCCCCGGAGCGGATGACGATCATGTCATAGAGCGCGCGCGGAAATGGGATTGAGATGTAGTCGGTGACGCTGTCCATAGCCTTCTCCTTCTGCGTTTCCTAACGTCAACTATTTTGCACTACGCATCGTAGGAGTCAATAGTGCTATGTCGTAGATTTTTCCTATCGCGGTTTCTGCCGGCGTTTGCGTCAGGCTGAGTGGGCGCACACCATCATAGGCATCGAATGCAAGGAGGCGGCGATGGGTGACGATGTTCTGGATATGCAGAAGGTGTTCTACGACGAGCGGATTCCGCTGGAGCGCAAGGAACGCTGGCAGGAAATAGCCTCGTCAATGCCCTACGTTCCGGTGCGTGGCGATTGGAAAGTCCGCATTCTGCCGCCTACCATGGGCGCGATTGCTCGTTTCCATGTCATGCGCGGCGAGGCACACGTCAGCGTCTACTATGACGAATACTGCCGCCTCGGTGGGCGGGATGATGGCTACTGGGAGATCTCGCCTGATATTGATGGCAACAACGCTCGCTTTGGGCGGGACGATGCCAATGAACTCGGTGCGGCCATCGAGATGTCGCTGGTGGCACAGGAAGCTGCTCCTGTCGTCGATGCTCTTATGGACAAGATCAAGGCAATGACTCCGGATCAGCGAGGCAAGGTCGAGAGGTTCTGCGCCAAGGTCGTCGCACCTCCAATCGCTGGGGATATCTTCGACGACATCTTCCGGGCGGCCGTCACAAAGCCAGCTGCAGGTGCGGCATGAACGCGATCCGCTGGGAGCAGGACGTAATCTACGGCGCTCTCGTCGATGTCTGGGGCGGATGGATGGGCCGCGTGAATATGTGTGAGGTGCGCCTGCTGGATAACGGTTGGTGGCGCCTTCGCCTCTATCGCTCGTATCCGGGGTCTTCTGGCAGAGATAACTGGTTCGCGGATTTCGAAAGCTTGGACTCGGCTCAGTGGATCGCTGAGGAAGGCGTGCATGCGTGGCTAGATCTGCGCGGCCTGCAGAAGGGACCCTATGAGAGCTATGGCTGCGATTCATGCCGCCTCTCTGTCGGATCGACGAATCTCGCTTGATATTAACATTTCACTGTTGGAGGATGCGCACCTGCAACCCATGAGCGATCCATGATCTTCCGCCATATTCGGAAACTTCGCAGGATAGACCTGAAGCCCCTAGAAAACGTAACATCCCGAACTGTTCGGGAAGACCAATCAAGGACAGATTGGGAGAAAATCGGAGCGATTGGCACGATAGCCGGGGCAGCCGCAACCCTCGCGGTAGGTCTTGGTGCCATTGGGGTCTATTTATACCAAGCCAATATCGCCGAGAAAGGCCTTATCGAGCCGTACCGTGTGCCATCATACGTGGCGATAATGCAGAAGTTGGACTCAATCTGCTCTGATTTCGACCATGTCTATCCTGGAGTAGTGATCAGCAGCAGTGAAAACGGCACGATATTGGTCAAGGAAACCTTGTCCGACATGCCGCTTAAACAATTCATTGCATTTCAAAAGCGGATTCAGGCGAAGGCTGACCCTCTTATGGCAGATGCCGCGATTCACGCGGGGGTCAGCGGGAATTCCCGAGAGAGGGAAATTTTCATGGGTCTTGCAGGTGAGTTGGAGCGATACTCATTCCAGAGGACAGGAATACCCGATCGATACCAAGACGGCCAAGTTTGGATAGCAACTTTCGCTCGGGATTGCAGGAGCACTTGGTACTCACTCTTGGGAGCGCTTGGAGGAAACTTCCGCGAGAAGCCGTACCCTGGAGACGTCCGTGTTCTATCAATGGCGGAATTGAGAAAGCTCGAGCCTACGGTGTCTGAATGGATTACGGATCGGCAAATGACGCCTCGCCCTGCATTTCCACAAGACATGCTGCCGCCTGAGGCAGGGGCCGGGGGCCCCTGAGGGTGCCGGTCTCGTGCGGGTAATTCGCGACCCCACTCGAACACTCCGTCAAAATTTTTGAAATTCCATTCAACATCAGCATCCCCTCCGTCATTGAATTGAATCTTGCAGACGTTGGCAGCCTCCTAGTCCCAGTAAACACTGGGACTTTCATTCATGGCTCCTCGCAAGACCGCATCCGACCGGGTGCTGAAATCGACAAATTCCACCCCTCAGCCTCCACCATCCGCGCCAGAGGATTCAGCACCCATCGCATCCACGCGGTCGGAAGCGAAGGCACGGCATATGTCACTTCAGAAGCTCGCCGCTTTCCTAAACAGAGATCGTAACACCGTCCAGAAATACATCGATCAGGGCATGCCTGTGGTCGAGAAGGCTGATCGTGACCGCGGGATCTCATGGGTCATCGATTCCGCCGAAGCTATCCGCTGGCTCGAGGAGCGCGCAGCCACCAAGGTTGCCGAAAAGATCGGTGATGTTCGCGGGATGTCGGAGGACGAGGCCAAGGCTCAGACCGCTGTCATGAAGATGATCTCGGCGTCGGTCGCTGCTGCCGAGGACATCCGTATGGTCGCCAAGATCCAGGACATGCTCGACCTCGTGCGCCGAGACTACGCCGAACTGCGCCTCCGCCTCGTTGCCATTCCTGACACTCTCGCGGGAAAGGTCGACGCCAAGATTTCCTCGAGGATCCGCGACGTCGCCGAGGAGCAGATCAAAGGGGCGCTTAAGGCGCTAGTCGCCGACACTGAAGCGGACGCGCTGCGGAAGGGCTGACCATGACCCTGAACCTGCACGACATCCGAGCGGAGGCTACCGAGCTTCTCTCCGAGTCCGACTTCCTTGAAGGTCTTGAGGAGTTCAAGCAGCTTCTCGCCAACTATCGCGCAACCTATCTCGGCTGGCCGGAAAAGCCCCCCTTCGTCAATTGGGTCTACGACAACGTCACTCTAACGGCGCAGGAGTCATCACGCGCCGGTCCGATGTGGTTGTCCGTCTATCAGCGGGCCATCGGCAACGCCGTCTTCCACGATCCCAGCTGCAGACAGGTCACGGTCCTGAAGGGTGTGCAGATCGGATATTCCAAGTTGTTGCGCGTCATCTTCGCTTATTGCGTGGCTGTCCTCGCCAAGCGCATCTCCGTCGTTTTCCCAACCGACGGCGACACCGAGCGGTTCTTCAAGGATGAGATCGCCACGCTCTACGGCCGGGTCCGAGCCGTCGCCGACATCATCCGCGAGATCAAGCGGGGCGAGCCTGCCGACACCATGGCCGAGCAGCGGTATGCGAACGGTGCCATCGCCTACTTCCGCGCCGCCTTCAACGAGGACAGCCTGCAGTCCTTTACGTCGTGGCTCCAGCTCGCCGACGAAGCCGACCGTGATGGATGGCAGCCGCGTGGCCATTCAGCAGGTGACAAGGTCTCTCAGCTCCGTAACCGCGGCACTGACTTCGTGGACTCGAAGCTGATTATCGGATCGACGCCCGGCATCCGGGACATCTCCGTTGTCTGGAAGGAATGGGAGACCTCAGACAAGCGCAAGCTGTTCATCACCTGCCCGAAATGCCAAACGACTCAGGAACTGCGTTGGGGCGGCAAGAAGACACGGTACTGCTTCCGTTGGGATCTCGACGAGCATGGCCATGTCGCGCGCGCATACTACAAGTGCGACACCGACCACGATTGCTATATCCACGAGGACGCGAAGGAAGCGATCATCGAGGCCGGTGAATATCGGCCGACTGCCATCCCCACCCAGCCGGGGAACGTTGGTATTCATGCCCCTTCGTGGATTTCGATGTCTCCTGGTGCCGCTTGGAAGATCCTCGCACAGCAGTGGCTGGAGGCGCAAGGCGACCCGCAGAAGCTGAAGGAGTTCGTCACCTTCAAAATGGCGGAGCCGTGGGACGACATCGGACAGGGCATCGACGAGCATACGGTCTCGACCCTGTTCAAGGATTACCCGGAGGAGGTCCCCGACGACGTGGTGGTGCTGACGGCGGGAGGGGATACCCAGCGAAACAAGGAGGGCAAGGGCACAGGGTTCGAGGTTCCGAGCCGGGAGTTCTCCGTTGTCGGATGGACACGGTATGGCCAGATGCGGGTGATCGGCCACTACAAGTTTCTCGGCAAACCCGGCGATGCGTCTCCCGACGAGGAAGTCAGGAACTTCATCCGGAGGAAGTGGAAGCGCCGCGACGGCCGCACCATGCAGGTCATCGCCACGGCCATGGACTCAAACGGCGGATTCGCTGACGAGGTGCGCACGTTCGCCGCATCGTTCCGCGGAGAACGCGTCTGGGCGATCATCGGCGACAACAAGGCCAAGGGAACCCGCAGCACCTACGTCTGGCCAGCGAAAGCGACTACCAACAAGATCAAGCGCACGCAGTTCTACCGTATCGACTCCGGCCTCGCGAAAGATGCCGTCTTCCGGCTCATGCAACAGGACGGCGACTACGCCCCGATGTTCCCGCGATCGATGCCGCCCGACTACCTTGAGAAGCTCCTGTGCGAAGAGCGGAAGAAGCTGAAGACAGGCGACTACTGGCAACCGAAACGCGGCCGCCGTGCGGAGGAGGAATGGGTCTGTCTCGCCTATGCGTATGCCGCCCTCAAGGGTCTCCAGCTCTCCGACACCGGAGCTTGGGGCGACTTGAATCTTGCAGCCACTACCCTCGGGATACCGGAGACGATCCACGATCCGGAAACCGGGGAGATTGGCTATCGCGGCCTCGACATGTCGGCACACGCTCAGGAGCGGCGTGCGGCTGCCGGTCCGCTCTTGGTCGAACCCGAGAAACCAAAGCGTGGATCCCCGGTGAAAGCGCAAGCCCCGGATCGAGTGGTCGATCCTCCCAAGGCTCAGGTCGCGCCCCAGCCGAAATCACAGCCTGTCGAGGTCAAGCCTCGCAAGGTGATGAGACAGATTAAAGCGGGATGGCCGCGGTGATGAGGTAGCATGGCAACGAGAATGTTTGATTTCTGGTCGGCTCTCGAAATTCGAGAAGCGATCGTCGGTTTGGAGCAGGGAATCTCCACGGGCGCAGCGTCCGTGACGACCTCTGGTCCTGGTGGTGGCAGCGTCACTTGGACAAGTCGCGACAACTACAAGGCCATTCTCGAAGATCTCTATGCCGCTTGGGATCGCGCCAATGGTGGCATCGACACGGCCGCGCAGCCGGCCATCCGACGTGTCCGTATCATCGCAAGACGGGGGTGGTAATCATGACCTCTGTTGCCGCAACTGCCGCGTTCCCGAAGAGGAATTCCAATCGAGCTGCCAAGCCAAAGGCGCCTTTGGAGCCTGCTGTCGAAACCAAGAAAGGTCTCGACATAGAGGCCATGTCCCCGTCAAACCGCAACTTCCTGGCACGCCATGGGATCATGAAGTCGACGAGGTCGGCGTACGACTCCCCGTTCGCATTCGGCAAGTCCCAGAGCTATCACGAAGCTGCCAGCAGTTCCCCCTCGATCGAATGGGCGCCGGACTATGGGCCTAACGCTGCCAATGGCGAGATCGAGACGTTGCGCCGTCGTAGCCGGTGGACGTTCACCAACGATTCCTTCTTCAAGAACGCCTGCGAAAACCTAGCCAACAACGTCATCCACTACGGCATCAAGCCGCGCATCAAGGATCCTATCCTTCGAAAGCTATGGCGGAAATGGGTCAGGGAGGCCGACGCGAGCGGAGCGACGGACTATTACGGTCTGCAGCACAGCATCATGGTAGCGCTTGCCCGCGACGGCGAAGTTTTCATCCGTTTGCGCCAGCGTCGCCCGGGCGACATGAAAAGCGGAATCCTCGTACAGCTCCAGGTGCTCGAGCCGGATTACGTTCCCCTGAGCGAAACTCGTATCCTCGAGAATGGCAATATCGTCATCTCCGGTGTCGAAAAGAACCAGTTCGGCCGCGTGGTGGCTTACTGGATGTACGACTATCATCCAAAGGACGTGGTCCGCCTCAGCTCTGGAAACCTGCCGCGCCGCGTTCCGGCGTCGGAGGTTATCCACGTCTACAAACCAGACCGCTCCGAGGGTACACGCGGCAAGCCTTGGGGCACCTCAGCACTCAATAAAACTGAAGGTCTGAGAACCTACGACGACGCCGAGCTGGAGCGCAAGAAAGGCAACGCCATGCACGGTGGCTTCCTGCGTCCCCCCATGGGTGAGGATGGAAAGGCGACGCTTGGCGTAGAAGGCCAGGACGGTGACGGTATTGATTTCGCCGGAATGACACCCGGAACTTGGACGATCACGCCGCCCGGCTACGAAGTCGACTTCGCGAACCCTCCGGGCAACGATCAGAACTATCCCATCTACCGCCGCGAAGGAATGTCAGAAGTATCGGTCGCTTTCGGCCTCTCGGTCGAGCATGTGACCCTTAATTTCGAGAAGTTGAACGACAGGCAGTGGCGCGCCAACAACCTCGAAGTCTCGCGCGGCATCGAGTCTATCCAGAACCACATCATTATTCCGAAAGTGGGACAGGCCGTTCTCGAACGTGTAGTGACCGCCGCCTACCTCGCTGACATGTGGAAGCCTGAGGACGGGAACACCGTAGACGACAGCTTCGACGTGGATTGGATCGTCCCGGCGCGTGGTCACATCCACCCTGTGCAGGACGTCACCGCTCATAAGGAGGCTGTCGCCGCCGGCTTCATTAGCCGTAAGCGCGTTGCCGCTTCCTATGGTGACGACGTCGAGGATATCGACGAAGAGAACGCAATCGACCAGCAGCGCTCGAAGAACCTAGGCCTGCAGTATGCCGTCTACAACGCCCTGTCACAGCTTGATTTTTCCACGATCCTCGCTAAGGCGCTGCGGCCGCAGGACATTGCCGCATTGTCTGACAACGACGCCTCTGACCCCGGCTCGATGGCCTCTTCTGGATAACGTACAAATCCGTTGACACTATAAGCATACACGTTGAAAAATAATGGAAATTCCAGCACTTTCACCCTTGCAAAAGGGAGTTAGCTCCGGAATCACTGTCGGCGTTCGAAAACACCACCAAGGAGGTCTCTGTGTTTCTCGTCGACTTCTCAGCGTTCGAAGATGAGCGTTATCTCATCGTCATCAACACTCTCCGCCCCGAAATGAATCGCATCGAGAAGGTGAGCGATGCTCGCTTTATGCAGTTCATCGAACGGGTGCTCGACATCAACATCCCGGTTTCGGAAATCGAAGAGGAGTTCGCAGCATGAGCGGCAAGGAAACGATGGAATCCCTCATTCAGCGCGTCCGAGTTCTGCTGCCCCAGGCTCTCAGAAACCTCGGAGACAACATCGTCGCGTCGGGCGATGTAGACGTTCCGTTCGATGAAGAAGGCGCAAGCTTGCTTCTGTGGATCGACCTTTTCCCCGGGCGTGTCGGACGCGGGTTCGATATCGGCGTAAATGCGATCGTCGTAGGTGGTCGCTACGCCGAAGTTGAGCACGGCGAATATGCGCCCGCTGACGCGATCAGCGTGTGGTACAACTCAACGCCCGCTGTCATCGTCGGCTCGCTGGACTCTCTAGTCGAGCTGTACTCGCTCGATGGCAGCGTTCGCGAACTGCTGCGACGCGCTGGCAACCGCGCCAAGCGTCAGGGGGTGGCAGCATGACCGAGCGCAAGCCTATGCCCTTGGTACATCTCGACGCGCCTTTTCCGGTCTTCGAGGACGTTGTGCCGCACATCGAAGACCTGACGATGCGCAGCCGTTCTTACATCGCTCAGGAGCCGCCGTTGCTCTCCGGGCACCCATACCGCGACCTGACAGTCGCTGTATGGCTCCAGCGTGTGCCGAATGGGTATTATGCCCACCTCATGGTCGCCGAACGGGCGTTCGTCAAAAGCGAGTGCCCGGCCGACGGCCTCGCCTTCGACCTCTCCGAGCTCCTCAAGAAGAAGGAGGTGCGGCTTCGGGACGTGTACACGTATCTGAAATCGGAAGCCTGGCTCCAGCTGCTACTTAGCGAGTACAACATCCGGTGGCTGAACGACAACGCGGTCGACTAGTCCCACGACACCTGAAGCCCCCGATTTCGGGGGCTTTCATTTTTCTGCGCCATCGCGCTCGAATCTTGCAGAGGTCCAGGCAACGCTCGTCTCACACTGATCATGAGACGACGGAATGCCCGCACCCCATTACAAACAGCCACCCACCGATGCCCGAGCCGTGCGCTCTGGCTACGCGCGTGCTTTTGCGGGTAAGCCAACCTCCGTCGACGAAGCCTCTCGGTCGTTCGATGTCATCGTGACGACCGAGGCACCCGTCCGCAGGTGCATCCCGGATCCACGTCTTCCCGATCCGGTACCAGATTCCATGGACTGCTCGTACATCGAGGTCGACGAAGTTCTTGTCGCCGCTGGTGTAGATTTCGGCCGCGCCCGTGGCATGCCGCTGATCGATTGCCACGATACCTATTCCGGCATCGCCAAGATCTTGGGCAAGGTCGATGAGCTGAGGATCGAAGGCGACGCCATCGTGGGTCGTGCCTCCCTCGCTCGTCTGCATGCCGAGCTTTTGCCGGACATCGTCGATGGTTTCTTCGGCAACATCAGTGCCGGCTACGACTACGACCTCAAGCGCGATGCCGTCCTTATCGAACGCCCGGGCGAAGTTCCGCTGCTGCAAGTCAACAGGTGGCTACTCACGGAAGCTTCCATCGTGCCCGTCGGCGCCGATCCCTACGCATTCATCCGCAGCGCCTTTGCGCCGCCCCCGCCGATGCAACAGCGCTCGGCCACACCCAAACAGGAGAGATTCATGGATATCGAAGAACTGGTCTCGGCCGCCGAGGCCGCAGTCGCTGCTGCCGACGAAGCAATTTCAGCAGCCGAAGATGCCGTCCCGACAGAACTCGTCGATCGCATCAAATCGCTTCGCGGCATTCGTGCAGATGACGACGCCGAACATACCGGCGAAGCCGATCCCGAGAAGAAGCCGGGCGAGGAAGATGCCGGCGCCCGCGCCGAGGACGCATCCGACGAGGCCGACAAGCAGGAGTACGAAAACCTACGGTCAGTCGCCCGTGGCTACGGACTCGGCAAATACGTCGACGACCTTCGCGCGCTGGGAACGCCGGCGGCTGACGCCAAGCGCTCACTGTCGAAGGAAGTCCAGAAACGTGGCGCCACCGGCACCTCGTCCGCCGATAAGCCTGTCGTCGTTAAGCCTGCCCAGCGCGCTGCCGACACGTCCATCAACACCAACGACATCTACGGCGCTCGCGCCAAGAACAAGCGCTGATCGGCGCACAGCTAGGGAGATAGCACCATGACCGTATTCAACGAGCCGCGCCACGACGAGGGCTTCCTCATTTCCGAAGAAGAGTTCGGCCGCAGCCGCGACACCATCACGCTGAAGGCAGGATCTGCTTACCAGCCTGGTTCGGTGCTGATCCCGGAGATTTCCGGTGGCAATCCGACGGGCCTTCACATCCTCGCCACCAACGCTCTCGTCGACGCCACGCCGACGGCTGGCCTCGTCATTCTTGCCCGTTTCAAAGACGCGACGGCTGCCAACACCAAGGGCGCAGCCATCGTCGGTGACGCTCAGGTCAAGGACACGGAGCTTGTCTTCGGCGCAGCCACTGTCCTCGCCGACCTGAAGCCGGGTCTCGCTCTCAACCGAATCGTCGTGCGTCAGGCCATCTGACTGCCGGAACAAATAGTGAACAGGAGTCACACATGAGCTTCGCAAACATCATCCGCGGCGATGCATTCAGCTTCACCAGCCTGACCAGCGCCGTCAACAAGATCCTACCGGAGCCGGAAGGCCTCGACACGATCTTCACCTTCAACGAAAAGGGCATCAACACCCTGACCGCCCTCGTCGAGTATAAGGACGGCAAGCTTGGTCTCGTCCCGACTTCCGAGCGCGGATCCGTCGGCAAGGCAATCAGCTCGAACCGCCGCACCGCCCGCCCCATCTTCGTTCCGCACTACCAGGAATTCGATGCCATTATGGCGACGGAAGTCCAGGGCGTCCGCCAGTTCGGCAGCGAGTCCGAGTTCGAAACCGTTATGTCCAAGCTAACCGAAAAGCAGACGGACATGGTGACGAAGCTGAACCGCACCCTGAATTACGCCAAGGCTGGCATGATCCAGGGTTACCTCTTCGACGCCGACGGCTCGGTAATCTACGACTGGCATCAGGAACTCGGCTTCACCCGCAATTCCTTCGAGTTCGACATCACCAACCCGAACATCAACATTCGCGATATCGTCGTGAAGATGAAGAGGCAGGCCGAAGTTAAGCTGGGTGGCTACACCTACAGCCGTTTCGTCTGGCTTCTGCCGCCAGAAATGTTCGACCTCGTGGTCGCCCACGTCTCGCTGAAGGAAGCGTTCGACCGTTGGCAGGACGGCGCATGGAACCGCGCTGACAACCGCAAGGGCTTCGTAATCGCCGACAACGTCGAGATCCGTTCCTACGACGTGAACACCACAGGCGCTCTGGATGGCAGCGGCAATCCGATCCGCATGTTCCCGGCAGACAAGTCATACCTCGTTCCGGATTCCAACGCCCTCTTCCAGGTGCGTTACGCTCCTGCCGACACGATGGAAGCTGCGAATACAATCGGCCTTCCGTACTACAGCGCATCGGAACCGAAGCCCTTCAACAAGGGCGTCGATGTGACCGCTGAATCCAACTTCGTCGTGTACTCCGAAAAGCCAGACGCGATCGTCGAGGTCACCTTCGCCGACTAAGGCGCAGGTCACAGCGCAGCCGGGTTCACCTCCTTGCCCGGCTGCGCACCCCATTCTCATTCCCTATTCGGAGCGGCCGCATGGCAAACACAATTGATTCCCCCGTCTCCACCCTCGGCGAATCCTTCGATGTCGCTCTGCTTGATTCCGCTCGTGTCTCCGTGATCCCGGTCGCCGCCGACACCACCGTCAAGCACACCCTCGCCGGCACGACCACGCTCATCACCATTGCTGTCGGTCTCGACGCCTCCGCAGCTGCTCTGACCGTCGTCCGTGGCTCCTCATACGATGCCGCCAAGGCGTGGCCCCTGATGCCGGGATATTTCCCGTTCGGTGTGCCGGGTGGCAGCCGTGACATTCATTTCAACGCCGCGGCCGACACGGTCGTCTACGTCATGGAGAACTGATCTACATGATGGTTCCGAACGTCATTGGCTTTGGAGGGAGCGGTCACGAATTCACCGCCGACGATCTGCTGAACCTCGAAGTCGAGGCGCTGGAGACAGCTGCCGGCTCCGAGGCCGTGATTGTGCGCACCACCGACGGCCTGCGACTTCTGACGACGCGACAGATCCTTGCTCAAACGCTCTCGGCTGCCGGCACCCTGACAGGAACGGAGAAAGTCGTCCTCAGAACCGCTTCCGGTCTCGTCGAGACGTCGCTCGCACTCATTCGATCATTCGTATCGCTTGATCCCACCAAGATCCGCATCAAGAAGCGGCTTCTTACACGCCTGTCGGATGGCGGCGATCACTGGATGTGGACGGCCTCGGGCACAGCGAACCGTCAGATCATCCTCGATATCGTCAAGGCGAACTTCCTGACGGCTGCAGAGCAGTCCCTTGCGATCGCCGAGCACATCGATTGCAAGCTGTGGGTCTGCTCGGGTGGCGGTGGTGGGGGTTATAACCATGCTCAAGCATTCGGCGGACATCCAGGCAACCTGACGATCCGCGAGTTCAAGCTTTCGGACGTGCCGACGGCTTCATGGTCATTTCAGGTCGGCGCAGGCGGATCCGGCGGCAACGTGGGCGGAGCCAGCTATTTTGGTCCTAATGGATCTGTCTGTCACGCATTCTCGCAGGGCGGCTGGCCGGGCGGCCAAGGCACGGCCAATCAGGGCCTTTTCTACGAGCTGATGAAGTCTTACGGGGCTGATCGCGTCCTCGCGACGCATCTTGGAGACACGGCCAACGACTGGACGTCGAACGCACCTCATGGATGGGTCGGCCCCGGTGGTGGTGGCTCTCAGATCTGGGCGCTTCGCCGCGGCGGAAACGGTTCGATGGGATCCAAAGTCAACTTCCGGCAGGGATCTGTCGAATCCTCGACGGTTTCCACCTCACGGACGTACGACGCACCAAAAGGTCAGGACCACAATCCTCTCTACGCAGATTCATGGGGCGCAGGCGGCGGAGTTGGCGTTGGAGCCACCGTCGGACCTAACGGCCCAGGAGCTGGTGGCTTTCCGGGCGGTGGTGGTGGCGGATCAAACACCACCAACCAAGCGCAGATTGCCTGGGGGGCGGCTGGCGCCATCAAGATTCAATTCTGGCTGACAACGATTGAGGTGACCGCATGAGCGATCCTTTCGAAAACCGATTCCTGGTCGTCGGCGAAGACGCCACAGTGATCAATGTCGTCGTTGGATATGTCGACGTACCCAAGGCAGGAATGATCGCACAGACTGCTGAGACGGGTATCGTCGGCATTGGATGGGTCTTTAACGCCGACGAGACCTTCACTTCACCGGGCGGCCCCGTTGCCGCGCCGATGCCCGATTACCTGAACTCTGCCCCTGCAGAAGAAGCTGCGGAGGCCTGACATGATGGTTCCTAACATCACATCCACCGGAACTGGCGGTGGCATTCCCGGACAACGAGGCAAAAGCGCTTACGAAGTCGCCGTCGACAACGGTTTCGATGGCTCCGTGGTCGAATGGCTCGCTTCCCTTGAAGGTCATGACGGCGCGAGCGCCTATGCGGTTGCCGTCGCAGAAGGCTTCGATGGCTCGCAGGCCGAGTGGATTGAATCCCTGAAGGGTGAAGCCGGGGTTGGGCTGACCAATCGCGGCGCCTTCGTACTGGGATCCTCCTATTCGCCGTCGGACTATGTATTCGCCCCCGGCAATTCCTCTCCGACGTCCATGTTCATTTGTCAGGCATCGGGGCCATTCGTGGCCTCCGTCGCGCCGGCTGCCGATCCCGATCGATGGGTCGAATTCTCTGCTCCCGCGGGTGCCGACGGTTCGGACGGAAAATCCGTGGAACTGCGTAAGACCTCGACCGCGATTCAATGGCGCCAGGTGCCCGACGGCAACTGGGCCGACCTTGTACTCCTCGCCGATCTCGAAGGAACCGACGGCAAGTCCGTTGAACTGCAGAAGACATCGACCGCCATTCAGTGGCGGCAGACTGGGGGCGTATTCGCCGACCTCGTGACTCTCGCCGACATCACCGGAACGAGCGGCCGCGATGGAATCGACGGTGCCCAGTATGTCGTCAGCACCATGTCGACCGTCACGCTACCATCAGCTGTTACTGCGATCCGTGCAGGCGGTTATTACACTCCGGGTGACGGCGGGGCGGCCCTGTATAAGGTCGTTGCAAGCCAGCCTGCGCATGGTGGCAAGTTCCAAACCGCGGATTCTCGGTGGTGGGAGCTGCAGGCATCGGGCGAGGTCTGGGCACAGCAATTCGGTGCGAAACCGGAGGCTGGTTTCAACAACTCGCCCGCGATCAACGCCGCTACCGATTTCCTTGTCTCTAAGGATGGTGGCTACATCAAGTACGGCCCTGGCGTCTATGAGCTCGGTGCCGAGGTCACCCTGAAGTCTCGCGTCGTTCATAGCGGCGTGGGTCGGCGTGTGACGTGGCTGCGGCGGAAAGACGGATATCTTGGCGACCTATTGAAGACGCAGGACTTTGACACTCTCTGGACAGGCGACAGCGCCAACGGCCCGAACCGTTTCGGCATCGAACACATGACGATCCACGGGCGGAAGGACCAGAACCCGACGTCCACCGGGTGGAACATCAGGATCTACGGCCGCGCATATCATATCCGCGACGTTGACTCCGAATACTGTTGCAACGGCGGCTACTACAGCCGCTGGGGTTCGGTTGCTGCGGCGTGGGACAACGACACGACAGATAGCGCTGGTGAGTGCTTCATCGACGAATTCTTCGTGCAGTTCTCGCGTCAATGGCCCATTTTCGACGGCCCCCACGATAGCCAGATCGGCCGTATGCTGGTGTCCATGTCGCGGCACTTCATGGATGCGCTTCAAGGATCAAGCACGTTCGAGATCGGACCTCGCGCTTCCGGCTCGCAGTTTGCTCAGCTGCATTGTTGGGGCGACAGTCCGGAATGGTGCCTGACACAGTACGCGCAGGCGATCTCCATCAGTGATCTCATCCTCGATGATGCTCGTGCGGGCACGGGTCTCACGGGCGGCGGATTGCTGAAGATGCTCGGCTCAGACTGCTTCATTCAGGGCCGCGGCGTCCAGTGGGGAAACGACAACATTAAGGGTATCCAGCTCGGTCAGCCGGGCACGGCGACAGCGCAACGGAACCGCATCACGATGCTCCTGACATCGGTACCAGCGGTGGCCATCGACTTCTCTGACGACGGCGGCAATGACATCGACCTCACGGTGACAGCATATTCGTCGACACTGAACTGGACCGGAACGCGTCACGCGACGACGACGTTCAAATACGCCGAACGTGGATCCGGCGCAGGCGCGAACGACATCTTCAGCAAGTTCGGGGCGCTTCAGGTTACGCGCCAATCGCTCCGTATCGAGCCGCGGAGCAGCACGCCGACGGACACGTGGGAAGACGGACTGCTCTATTACGACAGCTCGCTGAAGAAGCTGCGGCTCTACAACAACGGCGTGTGGGTGAATCTCGGATGACCGCCCGCATCTTCGCCAGAGTAGCCCCCACCATCATGCGGACGTTCCACGAATCCGCGTCAGCAACATGGATCCGGCATGCCGACGGCGGTACGTCGTCGGATCCGTTCGTCATCCGGTTTCACAAAGCCAGCGAGGAACTCGATGCCGACGGGTTCGTGCAGCAGTCCGGCAAACCGCAGGCGGTCTGCGCGAAGGCCGATGCACTTCGTCTTGAGCCGTCGAGAGCGAACGGGCCAGCCGAGTCGATCTTCCGCAACAACGGCCGCGATCAGGTCGTCATCAGTGGCAAGGCCTTCGATATCGAATCTTGCAGCGACGACGGCTACGGTCTTCTGACATTGAAGTTGATTGGGTAGCCCGAACGCATGCCGCACGTCCGCACACAGCTCAGAAATGCCGTTAAGACGAGGCTGTCGACCATCCCGTCGATCAAGGGCGCGCACAACATGTCTCGGCACTTCCGAGACTATCAGCACGACAATTTTCCGGCGGCGCTTGTCGCTGTGATGGAGACTTCCACTCCGCAGCCGGGCGGTCTGATCGGCGAACGACCCGTTACCCGGAGCTACCGCATCCAGATCCAGATCGGCGTCGATGTCGATGAGCCGGACGCCGAGGATATCCTCGATGCGGTTGGCCTCGACGTTGAGAAGGCTTTCGTCAGCCCCGAGCTGGGCATCGGGAAGGTCGCCAACTGGGTCTACACCGGGACCTCTGCGATCGATGGCCAGCCGACCGAGAGCGGTTTCATGCTGACGCAGACGCTTTCTTACACGGCCGAAATCCAGACGCTCGACGCCTCGCCCGACATCAATCTACACCCCTGAATTCTTTAGGAGAACAAAATGGCAACATACCCTATCAAGCAGCTTACTACGATGCAGCGCCTGCTCGGCGGTGTTGCTCTATTCCGCCCGCAGGGATCCGTGAAGTGGGTCAAGATCGGACCCTGTGAGTCGGTAGAATTCACGCCCAACATCACCACAGTAGATGTTTACACTAACGAATTCGGCGATCGTCGATTGATCCGGAAGATCACGACGACCAAGGAAGGCAGCGTCGTCCTTAATGGCATCGGGGCTTGGACGGAGTGGCTCTATCAAGCTCTCTTCATGTCTGCTCCGAAATACCTGACGCAGGCCGCAATCGCGAATGGCAGTCTCATCATCACCCATGTCGAAGTCGGCGGTGTTTATGAGCTTCCGGGCAAGAAGGGCACTGTTTCCGGTATCACGGATGGCGCCGCCTCGGATCCGGTGACCTACGTTGAGAACACGCACTTCATCTTCCATCCAGCGAGTGGTGTCATCGAAATCCTTGCCACGCCTGCCGGCGCAACTGAGGATATCGAGATCGAGTACACGCTTCCTGCGATCACCGAAGCAGACAAGCTGATCGACTACTCGATCATGGAGACCAGCGGCACGCGAGGTGAGTTCCGATACATCGGCGATGCCAAGGTTGGTGTCTCGGTCGACCTTCGTCTCGCAGACGTGGAATTCCTTCCCAATGGCGCGGTGTCGTCCGGTGACACCGCTAATGCGAACGTCGGGTCACTGACGGGCGCCGTATATGCGACCGCTGACAAAGGTTACGGCAGCCTGCAGGGCCTTGAGAAGATCACTTACGCCTAATCCTTCGGGAGCCGGAGATCTCCGGCTCCTTCCCCCACGCATGCAATCAAGGAGGAACGCATGTCCACAGCCCCAGTCGATTTCGACGTCCACGATCTGCTCTCAAGTGTGCAGCACCGTTATGAAGTCGTGCAGATTACCGAGAACAGCAAACCTGCTCGCCTGCGCGCACTGACCATTTCGGAAATCTGCACCGTGGTCTCTGATCACCGCGATCTCCTGCAGCTCATCGACGGCAAGCCACCTGCAGATCCGACTGCTCGTGAGGAATACGACAAGAACATCCTGCTTGGTCTCCTGAAGCGTTGCCCGGAAGGACTGGCTGCTCTTGGCGCGTGCGCGCTCGATCATCCCCACGATGCTGCCGTCCAGGCCGGGATCCTGAAGACGAATTCGGACTTCCAGCTCAACCTGGCCGCCAAAGTCATCGATATGACGGCGACGGATTTTGAGGGTCCCTTCAGCCTTTTTATGCAGGTCCTGACCCGGTTGTCGGAGTTGGGACTCAGCGAATTGACGACGCAGATCTCAAGGCTCTCGGGATTCAGTTCGAGTCCGATCCCAGCGAACGAAGCCGACCAGCAAAGCAAACCCCTGATCGAAAACCCGAAAAAGCGATCTGGACGAAAAGCGGCGTAAGGGTCGACGGCACTCTGACACGAATCCTGCGCATGGTTCTCGAATACGAAGTCAGAACCGGAATTCCGGCCGACCGGATCATGAACTTCACCGTCGGCCAGCTCATGGCTCGGATGAGGATACGCCAGGATCTTGACAAGGTGCTGACGATGAACACCGCCAGATCCGTAGCTGTAGGAATGTCCGGAGACGAGAAGGCCTGGGAGACGCTTACGAAGACCTTGGAATAGACGAGAGACGCAGATGGCAGTAACGCCCGAAATCAAAACCAGATTCACGCTCGATGGACTCCGGTCGGCTGCGACGGGTCTTCGTGCGTTTGGGAAAACCGTCAGTGATACGCTGTCAGACGCTCGTCGCCGCGGGAGCGTTGTTTTTGGGCCTCTTGATAAGTCTCTTTCCTTGGTTGAACGGCACGCCAAGACGGCCGCCAAGGAAGTTGCCAAGGTCGGAGGCGCAACAGCTTTCCACGGTCTACGTTTAGGAGCTCTGGGAGCGGGCGCGGCAATCGCTGGCCTCACCCTGAAGTTCACAGCCCTTTCCAAGGTAGCTACGGACTCGGCGAAGGAGACAGCGGCTTCGCTCAAGCAGATCGGTCTCGACGCGGACAAGATCGGCGCGACACCACAAGACGTGAACGTCCTCGGCTTCGCCGGCGAGCGCGCAGGTGTCGACCGTGATGAAATCATCAACCAAATCTCCACGATTTCCAACGAATTCCTGACCGTCCGCGATAACATCGGGAAGGCGAACGCCGCGTATCAGACTTTCCTCGGAATTCAGGCCAAGCAAGCAGCACTCGGTGCGCGGGTCGGCGGCGCGGCTGGGTTCGGATCTGTACTCGCGGGTTTCTCGGAAGCCGACATTCAGGCTCGGTCGCAGTCGATCACGGCAATCGAGGCGCGACTAAAGCAGATCGACGAATACCAGAACCGCATCACAGTCGATCGTCCCCAATACGGCGGGATCGACCCAGACACACTTTCGCAAGCCGGAAATCTAGCACTCGATAGAGAGCGTCAGCAGCTCCTTGCCGCGCAGTCCCAGTACAAGCAAGGTCTGTCGCCTCAAGGTCAGGCGCTGTCGGAACTCCAAGGCTTTGGCATCGATTTTGACCGCGCATCTAAGGGCGGCGTCGATGGTCTTGTTGCGATCAGCGAGGCGTTCCAAAGGATTCAGGATCCCTCGCAGAAGGCTCGCATTGCAATGCGCCTGTTCGGCGAAGATGCCGGGGTCAAAATGATCCCGCTGCTCAATGGCGGCAAAAGAGCGATCGACGAATACCGGGAGACGTTGAAACGCCTAGGCGGAGAGGTCACGACCGAGGATATCGAGAAAGCTAAATCCTATCAGAATGCCGTGCAGGATATGCAGACGGCGATCGGGGGCGTTCGTCTTGAGATCGCGCGAAACCTGCTGCCGTACCTCACTGAAACCTCCGTGCAGCTCACCAACTGGTTCGTGAAAAGCCGTGTGGCTATCGCGAAATACGTCAGCGGAGCATTCCTTGATCTGCGCGCGTTTGCGACTGACGTGATCTCGATCTTCGGCGGCGACACGAGCAATATTCAGACCAAATGGCTCGACTCTCTGATCAAGAAGACTGTCGTCGTCAGGGAGATCTGGTCGGATGCCGTAAAGCAGATCTCGTTGCTCTGGGAAGGCAAGGATTCCGATTATCCTTGGCTCAACAAACTCCGAGACGGCTTCGTCGAAGTGAAGAAGTTCGCTGTCGATGCATGGGCCGTGGTCACTGGCGGCGATGCGAAGAACTTCCAGTGGCTCAATTCTGCTCGCGATCAAATCGTCGCGTTCGCAGGACGGCTCTCCGATGCGTTCGGCATGCTGAAGGATCTCCTCGGCACCGTCAGGGACTTCTTTAAGCCAGTATTCGACTACCTCGGGAAGGACGTTGTCACGTTCGGCCTATTCCTCGGTCTGACGCGCATGCTGGGGCTTTTCGGCACCCTTATGACGGCCGCAGGCGTCTTTGCGAAGGCTTTGGGAGCGGTGTTCTCGCTTGGCGGTGGCGCCATTGCCGCGGGGCGTGCTGTTGCTGGGGTTGGCAGCGCAGCCGGAGCGGTGGCGGCCACAGCTACAGGGCTGACGGCATCGATCACCGCGATTGGAACCGCGATTTCCACGGTAGTCGCTGGAGCTGCTGTACTCGGCGTGGCCCTTGCTGGAGCTTTCTATGCCGGACAGAAGGCCGCGGAGTTCATGCTGAAAGACACCGAGAAGGCCTACGAAACCGTCTGGGCGGCTCAGGCGAAGCTCATGGCCGCCCAGGGTGACGCGGCGCTGTACGAGCGCCTCGGCATGCGTGATGACAGCGCTCGCACCAAGGGCGCGCAACGTCTGGTCTACGAGAAGCAGATGGGTATCAAGGCGCCTGACCCGACGTACTACATGACAGCTGCGGAGAAGCAGCAGTATTCGCGGGAACTGCAGAATAGCTGGATGGGCTGGGACAAGAACTACGACGGCGGCGACCTCGGTGCGCTGGCGCGCGAATCCGAGGCTCGTCGCGGGGTCGTCTCAAAACGCGTCGCTGTCGATATCAACGTCAACGGTCGCCCGACGACGCTCTACGGAGACGATGTGTCTTCGACGCAGCTCACACGCGACCTAGAGTACGCGAATAGGAGCTACTGATGGCTGAGTTCGAAGGACACACCAAACTTCTCTGCCCGGCGCTCGGGATCGGATGGCAGACGGCGTTCAATCTCAGCGTCGAGATGCAGCCGATTTCCGGATCCGCGATCATGACCCGAGATTGGAACGGTAAGATGGTCAACCTCGCCGATCCGATGTTCCGTCTCTACGCCATCCGGATCTCATCTGGTGCCGACGACCTTCGTCCGCCAGCGCTGGCTGGGATGTGGCCGGGGGAGGTTTTCACCGTGGTCCCTCCTTCCGAACTCTGCGTCGTCATCCCGGTCGGTAGCTCGACAGCCATTTTCCCGAGGCAGATTCATACCGCCCGCGCCATCACTCTCGGGTTCGACCATGTAGCGATGACGTTCGCCGACAAGACGGCTACGCTCTCGGCTCCGGCGACAGAGGTCGTGCGCGTCTATGCCACGATGGAGCACGAAGTCATGGTCATCGAGCCTTGGCAACAGACCTTCCGTGAAGCGGAAGCCCAGTATTCGTGGCAGATCTCCACCGAAGAAGTCGGAGGATTCTGATGCTCCGACTCCAATTCATCGAGAGCTACAGCGCTCCGTTCGCACCGTCTGGAGCAGACGGTGATGCTTTCGTCGTGCTGTCGGGGTCGATCCTTGAGCAGCGAAACGGCCGCAAAGTGGAGCCTATCTTCCGCGTCACAATTCAGAATCCTGGAATTGTCGGCTGGATGCCGGCAGCTCTGAGATACGCGATCTTGTGGGAGCAGCGCACCGAAGACGTGGCGCCCGTTCTCCTTGCTCGCGGGAGGCTCGTGCCCCTGCCGACAGGCATGGCCGGAGCCACGATCGAACTAACATTCCGCTGCCTGCCGCCGTCCAGCGACGATGTCGTCAAGTCCGCCGCCAATCTACTGCGGATTTCCGAGGCCTTTGACTACGATCCCGACGCCGAACTCGTCGATCGACTTGATGCCGAATATTACGATCCGCTTTTCTTCGGTGCTGCCGCCGATGACGACTACGAAGGCGTCCTTGTTGCCCGGCCGGAAATCTGGCGCTGGGATCGCCAGACGCTTGAAGTCAGCCGTACGCATATCGTCGACAGCGATGTCATTCACGACATCGGTTTTAACGGCGTCGGCGATCCTCCTGCCCTGAGCGTCACGAACCCGCCGAAGCCGATTTCTCGCATCCGCCTGTCGGCTGCATGGACACAGACAGCTAAAGGCCGCCAGACAGTTTCAGAAAATAGCAGTGTGACCACGTTTACGTGGGAAGACTTCCAGAACACGTTCCCGCAGCCGGGCACATCCATCGGATCCAACACCGGATGGACTGTCGGCGAGTCCGAGATCGTCGACGTATCGGATTCGACTCCCGTGTCACTGACGATTTCCGGCTCGAAGTTCGGATCGGCATCGGGCGGCACGGTCAAGCTGCTTCCGAAATACATTGAATTCCGTATCGCCGCCGCGTTCGACTATCAGCAGCAACGCGAGGAGATGCTGGAGATCCTCATGCCTTCCGGACTCCAGGAGCTTCCAGAAGAAGATGATCAAACGGAAACCATGGAGCAGCCAACCCTGCAGGCGCTCAATGTCGATCCCTCGACGCCGGAGTGGCAGTATGAGGATCCCGATACGCTCGAGCGTATGCATTATGATGTCGGTTATGAAGTCCTCGCGAACGGATCGGCATGGTCGTGCGTGACCGAGCACGATGCCACCGAAGATTTCACAGTCCGCGAGATCGATGATGGCCCGGTTCTATGGGAACGCCGCGAGAAGCGCGCACCGATGAAGGACTCAAAGTCAGCCAGATATTTCGACCTACCTCGCGGCGTTCGTTCCGTTCGCCACGCAGTCCTGCGCCTTTATCGATCCGTACTCGAACGCAGCCAATGTGCCGAGACGACATTCGAAGTGCCGTGGATGGTCGGCCGCTCTATCACGACCGCGGACTCCTGTCGGATCGCGCACCGTCGTCTCCCGGGTGGGGAGGTGACAGGCAAGGTCACCAGTGTCGAGCTGGTCATGGAACAGGGCGGCAGACGGTCGGCTAAGATCTCCATCGTCAGCGTACCCGGGACCGGTACGATTGTACCCGCGCCCGGCGAGGGCCAATTCCAGACCGGAGATGTGGTCTACTCGACTAGCTACCGAGGCGTCACTGAACCAGTGAACGCCGCAGCTCTCGCCGCGCAGTCGCCGAGGATCTTCGAATTCGAGAACATCTGGTCCGAGCAGGCGTCCGCGGCTAACGGCTCCTCGGATCCTGTTGCTGTAATCGGAGCGAACCCGACACGGTTGCGGATTGCCTTCAACCCACTGCGCGAAGAAGACACCCTGCGTCGTCGGATGACGGTTACATGCCTTCCGCCGTCGCTGCCGAAGCAGCTAAATCTGCGTCCGGACATAGGAGCCTGACATGTCCCAAAGAACGAACCTCGCGATGAGTGCCTTTGTCGTCAGACGCATCCGTTCCGAAGTCGATGGTCGGCCGAAGACTGTGACCTATGATGTCATGCCACGATGGGATGTGACCAGCGAGACAGGACTTGTCATCGGTAGTGAGGGTGCGGTGGACGCCTCGTCGTGTATGATCTCAACCAGCATCGCGTTCACGCCGCCTACGTGATGCGCCTGATTTCCTCGCGGTGATCGCCCCACTTCCAATCTGGCAACTCCCATCGAGGAACATCGAGCATTACACCCGCCAGCGCTTCTTCCATCTCCATGGCCTTGTGAAACTGCGCTCGTCCAAAGTGCAGCGGCAGCCGTTCCTCTGGATATTCATCCTTCGAGTCTAGGATAATTCGGAAGGGCATGATCTCCTGAAGATCAGCTAGGAAACGGCCATGCTCCTTGTAGTAACCCGTGTTCGCACTCGCGATCGCCTTAGTCAGCCTTCCAGACACAGGTTCGTATGAGATGATCCAGCAAACCTTCACGCCGGACCGAACGTAACGATCACTTCTGCTGAGGAAGTCCCGTAGATGCTGGCTCGATAATTGGATTTCGAATGCGACGCGCCGTCCATCGTGAGTCTCCGTCAGGACATCCGCGACCCATTCCTCGCCGTCTGGCGAAACTCCGGGGACCTCGATGTTCGCTTTAAAGCCCATAGATCGCAGCGACTTGACGACGTCGATCTTCAGGCGGGTGTGCGCGTAGCTCTCCGGCTTTGGAAGAGCGCCAGTGTATCCTGGATAGTGTGCGAAAAACCTCAACCCCTTGATCGAGGTCTTCGCAGTCGCAGGCCACTTCGTCCGGGGCATCGTTATGCTGCCTTTGGGCAGTTGGCAGAGCGCATCCCAGACGGAATCCGTTACCGAAAAAGCCTCAAGCTCTTCTCCGGTTGCGGTTAGGTATGCGATCTGCCCCATTCGTGATCCTTAGATTGTGATCTCTGCTTCATACTGCCCGCTCGGCAGCTTTCGATATACTACCCGGCCGCCCTTATTGCCTATCTTGACCAGCTCTCGCCCCCATACGTCTCCGTAGCGGAGAGCCAGTGCGATATCCCGAGGGTTCGTCGGAGGGGTTAGTGGCAGCTCGAATCCGGTCGTCAGATTGGGGGCGATGTCCGGCCATTGCTCGGTTTCCGAGGTCATCTGAATGTCCGAGGCATCGATGACCAAAGTATATGTGCCGCCATTGGCCAGGATGTTGTCGATTCCTGCTCGATCAGCAGCGGTGAGAGCCACCATTTTTCATCGTCCTCCTCGAATCTTGCACGGTAGTCGGTTCCACTCACTGGAGATCACATTCCAGAACCGAGTACAACCGACAATGAGCGATACACTTCCGTCCGGTGAGATCCTTGAGTTGATCAAGGGACAGGCCCGGCTCGAGACCAAACTCGACCAGTTTTTCTCGAGCCAGACGGCCATGAAGAGCGAGATCGACGTCCTTAAGGCCGATATCGGAGCCGTGAAGTCGGACATCGCCGAAATTAAAGTCCAACGGCGCATCACGAAGACGTACTTGTCCGTGCTTTTTGCCGGCGCATCCTTCGTTGCATGGCTTGCCGGGCAGCTAGCTGATCCATTGATGAAGAAATTTCTCGGCACGTAAGCGTCGGGCGGCCAGATGTCGTCAACAATGTTGCTAATAGTCACGAAAAAACAATGCGTTGACGACTTGCGACGGACTCCGCCGACGCAAACCATCTTTTCAGACCTGCCCAGAAAGAGGCGGGCTATGGAAAGGATATCGTAATGCAGAATTCAACCAAGTCCGCAGTCCGTCCGCTGATAGATGACGTCCCGGCAGTACGGGAAATGCTCGACCAAGGCATCCGCTACACTGACATCTGGAAATGCCTAGGCATTTCGAAACAAAGGCTCGATCGCATCAAGAAGCTGCTCGCCGCGATAGACGCCACCGAGTCCTCAGCCGTCGAGCCGACTGCTCCGGCACCCAAATCCCCCAAGATCAAGCCGAAGACCGAAAATGATCTTCGGGAACGGATTGCCACCGATGAACTCACGGTGCCGTTTTCGAACTGGCTCGGGAACGGCTGGTACCGTGAATCCGGAGATCCGCAGGAAATCTTCGAAACCGACGAGAATGGCGAGCAGCAGCTCGTAGGCATGAAGATCGACCCCGGTGTTCTCTGGCCGGACGAATGGAATGGACCGAAGTCGCTCGACGATATCTGGATCAGCCCGAACGTGCCTGCTCCTCGTCGATCGAGGAAAGCGGGTATCATCGTCTCGATGCACCAAGCACAGACTCCGACCCACGGGCCGTTTGCGGTGAACCTGCATGCTCTCGCGGTCGCACTGGGCGGATACGACATCCTTCTTGGTGGTGCGACCTACGGGAAGAGCCTGTTCACGAAGAAGCGGAAGCGTGACATCCTCGAAGTCGCGCCGTGGTCGTCGATGGTCTCCCATCTGGTCACCCGCAGTCGGCAGCATCTCGCTCCTGGTGTGCAGTTCTGCGCCGAGATGAACATGCGTCCAACGAAATCGAATCCGCTCACAGGCCTCAACGGATATATCCGCGGAACGACGTCGATCTTCGCTCATCCTAAACGCGCCATCGTCTCCGTGCCGCGGCCGCAATTCTCCGATCCGGTGACGATGTGGACGACAGGCGCATGCAGCGTGCCAAACTACGTCGAGCAAGAAGCCGGGTTGAAGGGGCTTCAGCGTCATACCATCGGCGCCGTCATCGTTGAGATCGACAACGAGGATCGCATCTTCGTCCGCAATATCGATGCCGATCCCGAAACCGGAAATTTCTTCGATCTGGATCTCTTCGTCTCAGGCGGGAACGTCTACACGATCGACGAAGCGATTGAGGAATCTCAGGGACAGCTCGAGCGCCCATTCCTCGGCATCCCGTGCACGCATCGCGCCGGGATCCACCCACCCTATGCTCGCGCGATGTGGGGATATGGTGGCAACCCGGAGGGTGACCGTCCTCTGATCGATCTTGTCCGTGCTCGTGGCCAAGCTTTCAATGACCTCTTCGACGGTCAGGCGATCAATCACCACGAAGATCGGAATCCGCTGGCGCTCTATCGCCGACACGCGGACAAGAAGCAGTTCGTTGAGCCTGAGATCGATCAGGCAGCGCGCTTCTTGTCGGAGACTGCAAGGCCCTGGTGCAAGAGCTACATCGTCTATTCCAACCACGACGACTTCCTAAAGCGGTGGCTTGAGCGGCCTTCTACTGAGGTATCCGTCGAGAACTCGAAGCTGTGGCACCTCGCCAACTATGAATGCCGCGCTGCCATCGATCGTGGCGATGCTTTCGACGTCTTCGAGTGGGTCATTCGCCGTTCGAATCCGTCAGCCGAGTTCGAACTGGTGAACGCAGACAAGCCACTCCACGTGTACGGCACCTACTACAATTTCCACGGAGATGTCGGCGCGAACGGCGCCCGAGGATCCACCGCAGGGCTGGCGAAGCTCGGGCTGAAGATCTCGAAGGCCCACGACCACGGCCTCGGCTGGATCGACGACTGCATCTCCATGGGCAACCTGATCCACCGTGCTGACTATGCTAAGGGGCCGACGGGATGGGTCGGCGCTTGGCATCTCGGACACTCAGACGGAAACAGACAAGTTGGTCTTCTCGTCGGCGACAAGTATCGAGCCTAGTCTTCGGCTTCCTCTTCCTGAAGTCCAAGCTCCGTGTATAGCGCGTCTTGGTCAATTGATCCCGTCGTGCGGAAAGCCCGCATCTCCGCCGAGACCAACTGACCAGCCCGTAACGGGGTCGCGCCCTCGAGCGTCGTTGCTTTGAGTAGGCCATAACCACCGCGTTGCTCGAGTGGATACATCAGGAGTCCGAACTCAGCCGCCCATTCGACAACACTAGTCCTAAACGCCGCCTTCAGCGTGGTGCGTCTGGAAACTGTTTTCAGCGTCTGATCGCTGATGCGAGCGCGAGTGCGTTCAGATCTGTGCAGCATCGTGGCGAGCAGTAGGGCAGTATCAGCAGACGACATGTAGGCCATGGTTGACGATCCTCCTTCAGGATTTGTGTGATCCTAAATAAGGATTTTTTTGATCTCGTCAATCGAGTTCTGCTGCCGGCGGTTTCCTTGTGTTTTGTGATGTTAGAACATAACATGAACATCACCCTGGAGACTATCATGGCTGCCACATACCTACCCACCCCTTTCAAATGCGCAACGGCAGTGGAGATCGAGGCCAAGCTCTCCGCGGAAGTCATTCAGCACATTGATGCTCGGCGACTGTCCTCGGCCGAAATCAGCCGCCGATATCCGACAATCCGTCTCGAACATCTCCAGAAACTTCGCCGTGGGGAGCCTCTAAATTTCAGGGTCCTGTCGGCGCTCATCGAAGCTACGGGCGCGCCCGTCAACATCCGGGTGAACTCATGAAATTGACGTACCCCCGCGCCATGAAGCAGATCCGCATCTTCGAAGGCGGCTGGTCGAACCACCCGAAAGATCCGGGCGGCGCCACCATGTACGGCATCATCCAGCGGGAATACGATGCCTACCGGACACGAAAAGATCGCTCGAAGCAGTCGGTCCGGTTGATCACCGAAGACGAGGTCGCCGAGATCTATCGCAGTCAGTATGCGGACAAGGTTCGCTACGACGACCTGCCTGCAGGTGTCGATTTCGCGACTCTCGACGGCGCCATCAATTCGGGCGTATCGCGCGGATCCAAATGGCTTCAAGGTGCCCTCGGTATTGCCGCCGACGGAGTGGTCGGCGCGCAGACGGTTGCTGCGGCTGCCAAGGCCGATGCCCTGAAGACCATCAAGGCCATCTACAGCAAGCGCACTGGGTTCCTCCGCGGGCTGACGACATTCAGCACATTCGGCAAAGGGTGGATCTCCAGGTGCACGACTGGCGAGGCGTTCTCGATGAAGCTCCAACTCGATCAGCGTGCCACATCCCCGGCATCACAACAGATCGTCCTTCTGTCGGAATCCACGACAGCATCTAAGAATTCGAAGGCTGCAGGTGCAGGCGTTGCGGGATCTGCGGCTTCTTCAGCGACATCCAGCACGCAGATCGACACGTCGAATCTTGCAGGACTGGAGAGCATTCTGGTGATCGGAGCGGTCATCGGTCTCGCCGTGCTGACCGTCTACCTTATCCACCGTTATCGCGTCCAGAAGGCCAGATCCGAGGCCTACGCCGCTGTAGCGGCAACCGCCACTGAAGCTTCAGGAGCTGCCGCATGAATCCGAGAATGCTCGATCTCGTCCGAACCCTTGTCACGATCGTCGCGACCGTGCTCCTTGCGGACAGCAAGCTGTCCCCGGATGACATCAATACCCTTGCAGCCGGCGCCACAATTGCTCTGACGCTTGGCTACGGCATCTATGAACGCAAGCACGAAGGTTGGAAATTCGGCCGGAAGCGCTTCGATCCGGGCGCCGAGATCAAGGACGGCGGCCAGACATGGGTCTGTAAAGAGTGATGACGATGTTGACGGCACTGTTCGCATGGATGACCTCGTCGTGCGGTAAGGTCGTGGCCAAATGGGGCGCCATCGCCGCCGCCGTCGGACTGGCCTACTGGCGAATCCGAGAATCCGGTCGCGCTGCCGAACGAGCTGATCGGGCGTACGAGACCACCAAGGCAGCCGCCAACCGAGAGAAGATCCATGACCAGGTTTCGAAACTGCCTGACGCTGATGTTCGTGATGAGCTGTCTGGCTGGGTGCGCGACGACATCTGACTGGTGCGCGTCCAACCGTCCGATCCGCCCGACCACCGAGGATGTCGCAACGATGTCATCGGGAATGGCTCGACAGATCCTAGAGCATAATCGAAGCGGTCAAGATCTGTGCGGATGGAAGCCTTGATCACGCCGTGAAGCCGGAGATGACCAGTAGCACGACAACGAAAGCCGCCAGCGCCGAGTAAAGCTTCAGCTTGCTCTTGTCGATCCGGAGAACGATGATCTCGCGCTCAAGTGGCGCACCGAGTGACTGAGGCTCGAGTACGGTCTCGCGGTAGCTCTCGACGAAAGGCACCCGACCGCGTTCGAGCCGATCTCTCCGCTCATCCATTCTTCTTCTCGGATCCATCTTCGCCCCAATTATGCGCCTTAAGTCGCGAACAGCGACAATTTCCGTTCTTAAGTCGCGTTTATCGACAGATACAGCCCTATCCGCCGTCTTAAGTCGTGAATATCTTACAGCTTAAACCTATACATTCTTCGAGCGCTTCACTCGCACCCAGCGACCCCACTTCTCTTGCGGGTAGGCAATCTGCGTGATCTCGCGATTGCGCTGGAGTGCCTCATGCTGCCGAGCATGCCGCTCTGCGACCTTCCAACGATAGTAGACGGTTCCGGCAAGCGCGATGATGCACAGCGCGACGACCAGCCATGCGGCGGCCCAAATGATCCAGACGATGCCCACGAGGAGATAGTCATCTCCGTTCTTGAAATTCGACGCGAAGATCAGTTCGATCAGTCCGTCTTTTATGATGATGATCGGCGCCGCCAACATAAGAAAGAAGATGGCGAGGTATGGCAGCGCCCCCATCATCAGACGCTCCCAGCGGATCTGCCAGAGGTCTTCGTGGTAAAACCCTTGCGCCTGGTGGCCGATCCTTCCGGTGTAGTATCCAGCCATGCATAGAAAGAAAATTGCCAAAACTGCGTAGCCACCAGCAAGCGCATAGAACATTCGCGGAATTCCCCCAGGCAGCCGCAACTTCTGCATTTATAATCCCGCGAAGATATCGCGTCGAGGGGGCAGATCCTCGCTTCCAGGATAGCAATCCATGCTTCCTGGGACGAATCCGCCGGCGCTTTCGGTTGTTTGTGGGTTTCGGCCGACGGCAGGATCCTGGTCTCGTCAGACAAGGAGAACATAGATGCTGAAGAAAGCCCTGAACCCGATCTGGTACCTGAACGGCCTGACGGCCATCCTGCACGATCTGTTCGGACGAATGCTGCGGTGGCTGGGCCTAATGAAATCGCAGCCGCCCATCGCCCACGACAACACGCAGGTTGATGATGTTCTAGCCGCGGCTGAGCAGGCAGCCGAGGATGCGGCGGCAATGGAAGAGCTGGGTAAGCAGATGACCCCGGCCGAAGTCGTGCGCAAATATGCGAAAGCGAATGAAGAAGATCGTCCGAGCATCGATCTGTCAGCTCTGACTGCGCAGCAGCAAGACTGGCTTCTGAGCCGATCTGATGTAGATCTGGTTTTCCTCGCGAACGAGACCGATACCGGACTCGAGCGCTCGTTGGAAGCTCTGCAAGTGTTTCGATGGAAACCGCGTCGTCCAGAACAAGAGCCAGCCCCAGTTCTGTCGACGACGCCGATGTCAGATGAAGAAAAAGCGCTTTTCATTCGCGCCCGCGTCTCGGAACTCTGGCTACCGAACGGAAGCGCCAATCCGGAACCGAAGTACCGAGGGTGAGCGGTCAACTGTCACCCTGTCGCATCTCATTCCGAAACCGCCCGAGGTCACGGCCGGGCGGTTCTCGACTTCAAAGCGTTTCAGCGCCTCGAAAAGTTCCGGGATCTCGAACAAAATGTCGCCGAACTGCGCGACGAGGCCTTCGTCGGAGAGATCAGGGATCATGCTGCACTCCGTGCGCGGTTGCGGTCGATGAATGCCTGACGCTGTGCCAGCACCGTCTTGAGCTGGCGAACTTCCGCTTCGAGAGCGGCGATGCGCCGTGCACCAGCGATAGCAAGACGGCCGAGTTCGTCCGCGCGACTAAGGGCTTCGGCGAGGTCGCGTGCCTCCCGACGGCGCATGTCCGCTTCACGAACACGATCTGCATGGCGGATCCCATTCATGAGACCGCCGGAAAGCGCCTGGGCGACGCCGTAGGACAGGACTCCAACCTGGAGCGCTGCGCTGACCGCGGGATCGGGAGCAATGTGTCGGTGCATGCGAACCTCCTTCAATCAAGAGAGGCCGACGCTATACGGACCCGGAACATTTGAGAGCCCCGCTGAGCGAAAATTCTGCTGCCAGTGTAAACAGAGTACGATCGGGAACACTGACTGGTCCGTTATCGCTTCATGCGACCGAGCTTCATTCGATTGCCAATCCTATTGTTGCATTTCGTACATCGAAGTCTCGGAAACAATGTCACGATGGGAGTCCGCTTGCCGTATCGCCGCGACAGCTCCCAGCGGTCGAGCCAGCCAGTGTGACTGCACATCGCACAACACCCCGCGAGCAGGTACCATTGTTCGAGTTGCTCGAAAGTGAGGTCGTCATCCTTGGACTGCTTGAACGGCGCGGCCGCATCCGCCGCATGGGCGGCCGCTGGAACTCCGGGGGCGGAGGATCCGGCGCCTTCTCGCATGACATCCTGTGACGACCATTGAGGTGAACAAGAACTTTACCAGGCCGGGCACGTAGCGACGCCCTGTAAGCTGCCATCGAGACTGAGAAATCGGTGGCGCGCGATATCGTCTCCAAAATCTCGCCGCCGGATTCGGGCTCATCGCTCCAGACTTCAACGCGATAGGTATGCTCCGTCGAGTCCGATCCCGATCGACGACTGCCTTCGCCAACTGTGTAACCGACGTCGGAAACTGTCCGTACGAGATCGATACCCTTGCGATGCTTCATCAGACGCGCTCGTACTGAGGCTTCCAACCGCGGCCTATCCCCTTCGACATCAGGCTGCTGGCGATGAAAAGCTGGTCGCGCAGGAAATCAGCGTCTTCAAGAAGAGATCGGATTGCAGCGACTGCATCACCATCGTGGGCCTGTAGGACAGACACGGCGAGATCGATTTCTGAAGCGGACTGGGTGACAGTTTCTTCGACAGCAATATCGAGAGTGAGCTGTTGGGTCATGAGATCTCCTTAGGAATAGCTTCCGTCGTCAACGGAATTTGTTCCTATTTTGTTCTCATTGGCTCCGGAGTCAAGCGGGGTCTTTGCAGACTGTCGCGACGACGCGCTTGTTCTTGAGGATAAGGTCACCGAGGTCGGCATCGCCGCTGAGGACGGATAGGAGCTGGTCGAGATCTGGGCGATAGAGATCGTAGGCATAGACTTCTGATGTCGGGACTTCGTAGCCGTCTTCCAGTTCGATTTCGGCGCGCACCTCGCGAAGCTCTTTCGCGACCTCTTCAATGGAGTTGCCGAATCCGGTGACTGTGCTTGCGGCCGGATCGACTGCGTATGCGTAGACTGTGATGCCCATGACGATCTCCACTGTTGGTCGAGGAGAGATATCCCGGATCACACGATCGATGTCCACTGTAGGATTCTACAGTGGACCATTACCGATCAGGATGTCGCCGTCTCTGTTTCGGGTTCAACCACAGACGTTCGCCTCCTAGCTGAAGGGCCTGCACGCTTCAGGAGATCGAACAGATAATAGATGTGTTCATCGGTCAATGCTATGCCAGCATACCAATCGCGATGGCCTTGAGCTTTGAACAAGGCGCCACTGACCTCTGGCCAGACACGGTGCAGGGCATTCAAACTTCCGTGGTTGTTGTGTTTCAGAGCATTGGCAAGACGGTGGACTCTAGCGAAGTCTGCCGGGATCTCGATATTCATTTCCCTGGCAGCTGCTTCCAATTCTGCGTGCTTGCCGTCCGAGAGCTTGCAGAATACCCGGATCTTTCGTTCCCAGTAGTGATAGATGGCCATAGCGAAAGCCTTCCTGAGTTCTCCATAGGCCTCCTCAAGCGTCTCCATCTTATAGTTATAGACATCGGCGGGATCGAAGAGCGTAGAGCCATCTTCGGCGAACTCTAGCTGGTTTTGGTACTCCCCGGATTGCAAGAGCGCTTCCCACGCTTCGGTTTCCTCTCGGCTTTTAGCCTGTATTCCTTTCGCTGCAGCGGTGAAGCTATCGCGGAGACAATCGATGCCCGATTCATACATCCATCCGTGCACGCTGAAATTAAGCTTCAC